CCCAGCCTAGGTCAGTTGGCCTTAGTGCCTTAAGCTCAGCGTAACCTGGTGTATGGGCTCGTTGCAAGCTCAATGGACCCTCTTCCACAAATCCCTTCAGAAAGGCCCCGGTGCTCGCGTCCGTGAACGCGGTCCCGCCTGCCGCCGCCGCAGGAGCCGAACCTGCCGGGGGCTGAGGCCCGAGTCTCCAAAGCGAGTTCGTGACTTGGACGACGCCCGTGCTCCCCACCTTGTTGAAGGCGTAGTATCGGCTCTTCCCCGCCGTGGCCTCGGCGATCAGGTCGGAGAGTGAGGCGAACCCGGCATGGCAGGCGGCGCGCTGGCGTTGCGTGAACCCCCGCGCGATGCGCTTGATCCGCTGCTCCACGAAATCGAGCGCGTGTCCGTGTTGCCCAGCAGCGATAGGCCCCTTGAAGTCACCGCCCTTGCAAGCCCACACGGAGCCAGGCACCCCGGCCACCGCGATTGGAGGCCCGTACCACGATGCGACGGCCTTGCTGAGTTGTTCGACCTTCTCAGCCCCGAGCCACCGTTCCAAGCGCCCGCTGTGCGTCCATCGGCTGCTGAGGATGTTCATGGTAGACCTCATGCGAACGTCGTAACCGAGACACCAAAGTCTGTGGTGAAAGTCTCAGTATCTTGGCGTGTGATTGAAGAGCCGTAATCCCACCAGCCGACCACTGGGTCTACCGGCGCGGCTGGCGTATCATTGAAGAGCACCACATATCGGAAAGGCCCAACGGTCCCACCGGATGCCGTAATCACCACGTCTGTGCCAGTCAGTGTGCCAGTGCCGCCGCTCTCGGTGTAATCGTTCTGGATGTCAAGCCCGGCGGCGTTCTGTGTGTAGCCGTTCCCGCTAGCCAGTTCTGTGATGTCAGCCCGAACGGTATGGGTTGCCGCATTGGGGGCAGTGTTCGTGAGCGCGATCTTGAGCGTGTGCCCAGCAGCATGGAGCTGATGTACGCCCTTGCCCAGCTGCTCTACGAAGTCTTGGTACTTGTTGAAAACGGCCATTAATACCCCCTTTGATTACTCATAGACGACAACCACGGTGGCTGCCGCTACTGTGATATCCACTGTCAACCCAGTTGAAAAAGGCACGTCGTGCAGGTCAATGTCGAACGGCAGGCTGTTCGCTGCGAGCGCTCCGCTGCTCCAGATTACGGTCCCCGATGCCGCCATGTTGTCGTACAACGTGACCACCGCGTTGTTGCTGATCGCCGACAAGTTGACCGTGTGTAGCGACCCTGGGCCACGCTTTAGGACCAGCGTCCCGATTCCGACCTGCCGGCCACTGGACGGCTGAGTTGTGTCCCGACCCATGCGCTTCGTCATTGCGGCCCAGCACTCGAATACGCCAGACGTTATGCCGGCCCCACCGTTCACTGAGTTCCAGGAAATCGGTAGATTGTAATCACCAGTTAGGTTCACTGTGGTCGGTGTGAACGTGTGGATCAGAACGTTGTCGATGAAGAACTGCACCTGCATCACAAAGTAGTGGATCTCGAAAGCGTGAACGTTGGTGTTGAGCGTGTAGGCCGACACCTCACCATTGAAACTGCCCGAGGCCACAGATTGAGGGGTGCCTCCATTGCTGCATACCACAGACAGCACGCCAGCAGCGCTCTGCTCGAAGTAGAATCCATCAGTCGGTGTCGGAGTGACCGTAGTCGTGAACACACCCCAGCGGCGCGTGTTGAGCGCCACAACCGCCTCAGTGATGCGCCCGGCCAGCCTTAGCAGGAGCGGATGGGCGAACATGAAGCGCCCAAGCATTGCGCTCTGCACCTGAGCATAGCCACTGTTGGCGGTGCCAGATGTGCTGCTGATCAGCCCGGTTGCCTGAGTATTTGCCGCCCCGGCCCCGCTTGCTGCCGCTGTCCAGAAGAGGCTGTCGATGGTTGTTCCAACGAAGATCGCCCCGGCCACACGGTAGGGTTCAGCCGTCAGCAGTTCACGGACCTGAGAGACTTCACCGAAGCGCCCGTGAATGTCCTGGGTCGGAGCGGCGATCTTAAGCCGGCCGCGCGTATCGTAGACTTTCAGGCTCATGTACGGAGATCCCCAGTGATCGTGAAGTCCACTTCCGTCGCAGCCGTGGCATCTCCTTCAATCAGATCCCCAGCGCTCAACGACCGGATCGTCTTGACCGCGTTGTCATTCGGATTCATCAAGAGGTCCTTGGGTATCACTCGGCGGCTACTTGATCCGGAGCGCTTCACGTAGATGTTGACGGATCTCACGGCCGCACCCGTGGCAGTCAAGTGGATCTCGATTCCGAACGCCTCGGTTGCCGTTGGCACCGCATAGAGCGTGCCTTTCGCGGCTGGCAACTGGCTGTCAGCGAGCGAGCCTGCAAGGATCATAGCAGCGCCATTTGTCTGGTAAGAACTTCTACGTCCTCAACATACGCCGGGATCGCAAGCTGCCGCCCCAGGCCACCATTCCACAGCAGATTCCGCTGGGCGCGCGTGAGCACGACGCCGGGGAAAAAGTGCACCGCGTCCACCGACCCGTTGATGTACTTGCCCGCCGCCGCTCCGATCTCGAACGGCTGTCCGGTCGCAGCCCCAGTCGCGTCTACGTCTGTGTACACGTACCCGTTATAGAAGTCCCCAAACGTGTCAATCACCCGCTGGCTGTACGCCGCGATCCCGATCTCACCGGCGTCCTTATCCCGCCACGCCACGATCAGATACCACACGTCAAGCTCGATGTTGAGGTACAAGGTGCCGGCCGCCACTGCAACCCCGTGCCAGTACAGAGCGATGTTTTCATTCGGCAGAAAGTTGGTGTGCCACAGCCAGAATCCAACCCCGCCATTGTCAGTTCCCACGATCCGGTATTGGTCACCAACAGGATGCGCGTGCGGTTTGTACCAGGCCGCCAGCGTCATGCTTTGGTCCCCGATGTCGAGTACGCTGTTGTTGGCCGTGAACAGGTGCTTGGCTGTACCGTTGAAGTCTGCGGCGTTTCCGATCTGGCCAGCCACAACACCAGCGATCCCGTCGTCCGTCATGTGGCTCTTGCCGATGCTGTCGTAGCGCACACCGCTTGTCTCATCCAGATGCCAAGAGGCACGACACAACTCGGTGACCTCACCCAAATCAGCGGCCCCCAGGTTGGCAGCGGACACCTTGATCCGATCTAGAGTCCCGCCTTCGTCTGTAACCACCAGGCCATCAGCAAAGTTGTAAGCATTCCTGGTCCCGATCTCCAGGCCGTCCTGATAGGCTCTGACATAACGCTTCACAATATAATTAGAGTCCCCAGGCAGCCAACCATTCGAGGGATTACCCACCACCCCACCAAGCCCAGTGTTATTCTCCACAACCGGTGGTAGAGCCCCAGTGAAGGCCCCAGAGGGCACTGAACCAGGAGCATTGGCATCTAGGTCAGCATTCAGACGGTCCTCTAGCTCTCTGGTCACGTCGTTCCATGACCGGCCAATCAACCGGATCCGCCTACCGCTCCGCTGCCCTGCGTACACTAGGCCACCTTCTCTCTACGTGCCCTCGTATAAACCCGCTTAACTAGCTTCCGCCTGGCCTCTTGCCTAAACTTCCTGTACACATTCTCAATCACATCATAGCGGGTCTTGCTACCAATTCGTCCCTTGGCTGCCGCATCATCGTCATTGAGTGGGAGAGCCAGATAAGTAGGATCCTTGATGATTCTAGCCATTCGCTTGGTCGCTAGTTCGTGGGCACGCTGGAATTCTTCTACTTCTCCGGGTGCTAGAGTGACCTTGCCATAGCGGGGCACAGTGATGAACTGAGGAGCTTTGGCAGGAACCTTGCCTACCATGTACATCTCCCTGGCCACATCCGAATTATCTCCCTCCTTGACCTCAGTACGAGCGAATGGGCTGGCAAACCGCTCTAATGCAGACCCAGGGCGCTCCCGCTCAGCTCCAGTTGGTGTGCGCTGAGCAGGCAGTGTCGTCGAGAACCCAGGAATCCTAGCCATCAAGGCAGCCGTCAGACTCCCCTTGGTCTCTCTAAAAGCCGGGTCGAAAACTTGGGCAGTCTTGGCAATCACATTCGGCACCACTGACCCAGTCAACTGCTTAGCCAACCGTTCCCCGTAGCGAACTGGATCAGACCACGCCGTAAAGAACCCCTGTAGCCCGCTCAAAAATGTCTGATTAGTAATGTTCTCCCCGATGCTAGCACTCACACGCACAGCAGCTTTGGTAGGAGTGTTAAATTCACCCTGGTTGTACCCCTCAATCATGTCGGCCACCATGCCTACCACACCAGCCAGTGGCTGCACCCTCGCATAGCTTACATATTGGTCCCCAATCTTCACACTATAAGGCTGCCAGCCTGTCTCCTCCAAAGCCTGTTGCTTCCGCCAATCAGGGTCACCGCCTCCCGTAATCAACCCCTCAGCAGCCATAAGTCCGATCCCCATAGCAATCGTCGATCCTAGCACCGGCTTAGCAAGCTCCTCGGCCAGATCACCACCCCGCAGCTCTCCCTTGTGTAGCTTCCGTAGAGCCGCCGCAAACCCAACCGGCGTCATCATCAGCGTCTCGATGATGCTGTTGGCTGGAGTCTTAGTGAAGGGCACCAGGAACTGCCAGCCTCGATTATTCATGACTCCAGTGTTAACAGCCTGCGCGATCCCCTTCAAAGGAGCCTGCAGAGTGTCCCGGTCATAATGCTGCTTGACCGACTCCAGGATCCCCTTCAAATGCTTCCACTGCTCCGATTTCGGCCCAGCCTTCAGCACTTCCAATGCACCTTGCGCATCTTTCACGAATCCGGCCAGGGCCTTCTCATGGGACCCACCTGAATATCTATGTAGCCTGTAAATCTGTGCATACAGCTCTTGGCCTGCACGCATTTTCTTGTTGAAGTTGTCGAAAGCACTAAGAATCTTGAAAGACCAGGCGATGCGTTCGCCAGCTTTCCCCCCAATCGCAGGCTGCCGGATATCAGCTAGCCCCTCTCCACCAAACGGAGCCTCTATAACCTTAGGGTTTATTATGTTCAGACTGCCCAAGACATCTCGGACCAACACAGTCAACGCACCATCTGGCCCGCCCCAGACCGCCTTGTAACCAGCAAGCCTAGCAGTAGTCTCCCCAAAGAACCGCTCCCGCTTGCGCCCTTGAGCCTTAGCCAGAATTCCCTCGATGCCGGGTGCCACTACCATGTTGGCTATATCAGTAATGCCAGCTAGCGTCACATTGCCTACCGTGTTGGCTACGAGAGCAGTAGGCCCAATGAGCCCAGCCTTCCACCAGAACAGGACTTTGTCCAGCCAATCCGGATCAGTGGCCTTACGAATAAACTCCCGCAAGCTTTCTACATCTCCCTTAGCCAATATCGCCATGGCCTTCTCTATAACCGGCTTAGACATTCCCGCCGCCCGCATCCTACTCATAATCTGGCCGCGCTGGCTCAGAGTTACATCAGCAGCTTCATAGCCATGGCGGAGCATGGCCATGGTCCTAGCCACATTGGTCCGTTTGTTGGCCAAGGAATGGGCAACCAGGTTCCAGCGCGCAGTGGCGTCTAGTAGCTTGCCAGACGCCATGTCAATGGCAGCAGTACGTTCCTTCTCGCCACTTACCATCCCTGCCTGGAGCAACGCAGTCTTTGCACCGTTGATATCTCTGATCCTAGCAGCAGTAACTCTTCGCAGCGCGTCCACGGTACTTGGCATCGCTCCCATCTTGGCCAGCTCAGCGTCATCATGTTCAGAGATCAATCGTAGGGCGTCGACCTGCTGACTCAAAGTTGACTGCCTGATTGACCTGCTCAACGCAGGATTCAAAGCCTGTGCCAAGGTCCCATACAACTGCTTCTCCTCCTCGTCGAAGTCATCCAGCTTGGATAGCCGAACAAACATCTCATGCTTCTCTTGCGGTCCAGCCTTCTCAACGTCAATCCCCCGGTTGATTTGCCCAGTCGCCGCCTTCAGAACCTCAGCTGAAGCAGGCTTAGGTGGAACTTCCCTAGCAGCCTTCTTCAGCATTTTTAGGGACTCCTGCATGGCCTCATCAGCGGTACGCCCATCAGCTGTCTTGGTGCCCTTGAAGGCCAACTTCACTGCTTCCCAGGCTTGAGAGAGGCCGAGGAAGTCAGCAGTAGCAGGTGGTAACTTTGGCCCCTTCTTCTCCCCCTCTGCAGCTAGTCTTCCCTTCATCTCCTTCAGCCAGTCAGCCTGAGCCTTCCTCCTGGCTTCTGGCTTCAGATCCATCAAATTCTTGCCGGTCTTGTTCCGCAGCCACTCGACAGGATTAGGCAATCCACCCTCGCCTACCCTACTGATCACCATAGCTTCAGTTGGTTCAGCTCCTTGCTTTCCTAGCAACTTCAGCCTAGTCTCCTGTGCCTGCTTCAACTGCTCGATGACCACAGCTACCTGGTCTTCAGCCTTAGCTGGTGTCGGTGCCTTCTGAGGACTCAATCCCTGTGCCCCCGCCTCAGCCCCAGTAATCTCGGTAGCCAAAGTAGACTTCTCTCCGCCAACTAGGGCAGTCAGCTCTTTCACCGGCTTTCTAAGCTCAGTCACATTGGTCCGCTTCAGGGCCTTAATCGCGTCCTGAGCAAGCAGGCGTCTGCCCTGCATCCCTCTGTACCGCTTGTCGTCCTGGTTGAAGCCACGGATCCCCATAGCCTCAAGCTGGTCTGCCAACCTGCCAAGTTCATCCGGATGATCAGCTAGGCGGCTTGCTTCAACCGATCCCTCAAGATCACCAAGGCTCCTGACGTGATCTGTGTATGCCCCAAGCTCCTTTACGTCTTCTGGAACATGCAGTTCCTCGACCTTAACTAGTCCAGGTGTAACAGCGGCTTCCTCGACAGGTTCCAGTACCTGCTTAGCTTCGACAGCCCTAGCCTCTGCCTTAACTCCCGCCAACCCACCGCCTAGCTCATCGAGCCTAGCCCGGTCAGCTTCGGTCAGTTTGGCCGGATCCTTAGCCGCCAAGCGCTCCACCTCAGTGACTTGGGCCTTAGTCAGCTCACGACCCTTCTCAAGAGCAGCTTTGGCCCGGTCCAGCTTGCGCTTAGCTGCTACTGCCGCCTTCTCGTCCTTCAGAACAGGTGTTAGCTCCTTAGCAGCAGCTGCCGCAGCCTCTTCAGCTGGTGGTGCTTTATAGCCAGCAGCCAGCGCAGTTCTGATCAACCTGGTAGCTTCTCGTCTACCCATATGGGTTCCAGTCATCAAGTGGCCTGCTAGGATATTCACAGCCGCTGAGGACTTAGGATCAGGTGGCCATCTTCCTTTCCAGCTATCTGGTCTCTCAGTGACTAGCCGCTGAGCAATAATCTCGGGAGCAGTCTGTTGGGCAACGGGAGCCGCCGGAGCCTCTACTGGCGCTTCCTCCAGAGAAGCCATCGAGGCAGCACGCTCCAATGCCGCTTGTGACCTGACCTTCCGGATCTCAACAGCGATCTTCTCCCGGCTCTTTCCAGGAAACAGGGCCTTCATGGCAGGAGTCCGGGCCAGGCGGTCAGCGGTCAGCCAAGGATTGGTGGCCAGGGCATCTCGAATGGCCGCTGGGATGTCTATTTGGGGGGCCTGTGCGGCCTCAGGCAGAACTGGAGCGACCTGCCCTGGCTCCTCAGCCATCGGAGCAGCCTCAACCCGTCTTGGGGCTTCTGGAGCTGCCACAAGGGCTTCGGGCAGAACTACCGATTCAGCAGCTCTGGCTGGTGCCGCCTCAGCCTGCCTAAACTGCCCTGGAGCCACCTCCACAGCAACGGTCCCCTCAGGAACTATTGCCGGTGGCGGAGCAGGTGTGGGCTCTGGACTAGGGACAAATTCCTGAACTGCTGGTCTAGTTGGAGCAGCCTCAGGTGTCACCAGCGCCTCAACGGCCGGTGGAACCCAGCCAGGTGGAGGTTCCAGCGGGATCGGCGGCCCCAGATCAGGTCTAGTTGGCGGTCCCCAGCCCTCCCCCTCCGGCCTGATCGGCTCTGGGATCATGCCTCCAGGGGTACTGCGTGGTGCAGCTGCTGGAGGTGGTGGGGGCGCAGCTGTTGGAGGCGTCACTAGTGCTCCAGCCGGCGGCGTCACTCTCCCTGTAGCCCGCTCCCTGGCCGCAGCCGCCAAAACCTGTGCTCCCTGCCTCTCTGACCAGATCCCATGCCCAATCAGGCCAGCGATCCCAGCCATCAACAGGCTCTGAGTCCCACCTGCTGCCGCCCCCGAAATATCCCCCTGCTTAGCCTGTTCCCATGCATTGCCCAACCCCCCACCTATCCCTCGCAAGATCTCAGGCGTGTAGGCAATACCAGCTAGCGGACTAGCTAGGACCTGTGACGCACCACGGGCCGCCAGCTCTAATGGCTTAGCCGTCGCTAGCCCTTCTCTGCCTAATGCTGTAGCAATTTCCAGTGGCAGCCGTTCTCCCTTCAGTGCTGTTCCTAGCATCCTGGCCCCACCAGCCACTCCAGCCAGCCTCTTTCCAACTGCTAGCGGTGGCACATAGGTCAAAGGGTCAGTTAGAATGTCCCCCACAATCCCAGTCGCAGCCTTAGCTGTTTGCTTCCAAGGACTGCCTGTCGTGTCCCCGAATAGGGCCTCTGCTGCCGTCTGCCCTGCCCCCGGGGCCTTGGCCACCGTCTCCCAGCCAGTCTGTGTCTCATCTGGAGCCTGTAAGTTCTCTGCCCAAGCCCTGTTATAGGCTTCGGGCATCAAGGCCCCCGCCAACCTGCCTGTTGTCGCCCCAGGTGCATTTACCACCGCCTGCACTGGCCGCAACTTCTCCCCAATTCTCTCCAGAACCCCCCGCTTTCTCGGTTCCTGAGCAGGTGTCAAATCCAATGGAGGCACTGGAATATCCTGGTCCTCGTCTTCCAAGGCCGACATCAGGTCTTCGGGTGCTACGTAGCCTCCGGCCAGAATCTCATCGATCATCTGGTCGTAAGTGGTCTTGGCCATCTAGATTCCTACTGGATCAGGCTCTGGTCGCCAAAAGCCTTGCTCGGTGTTCCTCTTCTTAGAGCCAGTGCATTATCCAGTTCATTTTGCAGCTGTTCCCTGATCTCTCTGCGCTTATCGGCCTTTTGCTGCTCTGGCAGATTCACGGACTCAAGTTGTGCTAGCTGTGCTGCTCCCTTTCTCTGTGCCACCCTATAATCCTGGAACGCCTTGGCCTGAATAGCCTGCTCCACTGGACTCATAGTTTGCTTCTGCGCCAACTGGGCCACCTGCTGAGGCGTCATACTGGCCCTAGCCATCTCAAGCTCCAGCTTCTTAGTAGTCAGATCTCGAACCAAGTCCTTCTGCCTGAGCTGAGCAGCCTGATCAGCAGTTGGGGTCAACATTGATACCCCGCCCCCACCAGGACTAGGCTGGAAACTCTTCGTAAATCCTGGTGCCTCTTCGATCTGTCCTAGTCCACCAGCAGCGATCAATGCCTGTTCCTCAGGGCTAACTCCAGTCCTAAGATAACTCTTCATTGGCTGTCCTTTACCAACCGAGAACTGGATGTCATCCAGAGAAGCCTGTCTCTGATTCTCAGTCAGCTTTCTGTCCAGCTCCTGCTGGATCTGCTCGAATCCTGGTGTTCCTGCTGTCACTGGGATAGGTGCTACAGGACGTGGAGACGTAGTCGCGCTGGGTACCGCTCCAGCCGTAGCAGGTGGGGCTGGTGGATAAACCTTTGGAACCCCATAATACCCACGCACAGCTTCAGTCATAGGAGCCTGCATTGCCTGGATCGCCTGCTCACCTAGCTGCTCTAGTCCAGCGATCCCAGCTCCAAAAGCCCTGGCACCAGCTCCAATTGTTGCCCCAGCTTTGCCGGGCCCCCCTAAAATAGCAGTAGAACCAATGGGGCCTACAAACGGAAGCGCTGCCAAGGCACCAAGGCGTCGACCAGAAGTCTCTAGTCCAGAGAAGTCTTGAGGTGTAGTTGGGTTCAAAAGCTGGTTAATCTCCTGCGGCATCTGTGCTCTCTGTAGTAGCTCTCTAGCTGCTATAGCCAGCCTAGGATCCACAGTCTCTACCACAGGCTCCTCAGGCTTATAGGCTCTATAATATGCCTCCTGATAAGGGTCAAGTGCCATGCTTACCTCCTCCCACTCTGCTGCTTCTCTGGTTGCTCAGGCTCCTCACCTCGGATCGGATTCCGCTCTGCCATGCTTTGCCCCTGAGAACCAGGAGCACTAAAGTACCCACCAGTAGCTCCTAGCGTTGATGCCTGAAGTCCTGCTGCTGATGGTGTTCCTGCATAACCAAAGCTAGAGGCTCCTGGCCCAGCGGCCTGCGACCTTGGGATCATCCTACCTGTTGCAGCCGTACTAGCTCCCATGTTGGGCACCCCGGTCTGTCCAAAGTATCCATACTTCCCGATGCTGGCCATCTCAGGCACCAAGTCTTCTCCTCCACCGCCACCCCACTGCTGTGGCCCTAGTGCCATAGCCTGCTCGCCAGATGACTGCCGACCCACCCTAGCGCTCCGCATATCTGCTGTGGCCTGCTGCTGTTGCTGCGCTCTAAGCGCCTGATCTTGTCTAGCAAACTCCATCGCCTGTTGCTGGGCTGCCAAATCCATCTGCATCTTCTGCTGCTTGTAGGCCATTAGGGGAGCTAGCAAGGCACCAATCTGATCGAATGACCCTGGGGCCACCTGCATTCCAGGCGCGCTGGTCGACACGTTCATGTTTCCGCCGCTATATCCGACCCTGTTATCTGCCATCTTAAGCTCCAGTGTACATGTTCATCAGGCTCATCATCACGTCGGTCTGTTGCTTGTTCTGCAGAGCCTGAAGTTGGGCTGCAGCATTATTGGCGCTGGTCTGTGCACTGTACTGGCCAACAGCTAGCTGCCCAGCCCCCAGCTGATTTTGTGCCACATTCCCTGCTGCCCCGCTCTCTAGCCCCAATGCACTCAACTGCTTGTTCCTAGCATCACTGACACTGGCTGCATTGACATTCCCAGCTGCCTGTGTTCCCGCGCGCCTTGCCCGCTCTTGCATCAAAGCATTAACGCCAGTCCCGGGCGCAAACCCCCTAGACCCCGCACTAGCACTCGCCTCCTTAGCCTGTCCACTCGCATAATCCCGCTGCCGCTGCATCGCATTGATAGCGTCGACATCAGAGCCAGCTCCCATCTGTCCCCTGTAATCCCTAATACTGCCCAAAGTCTGCATCAGCTCAGGATGTGGAGCTACGTTAGTGTTCATCTGGACTGGGGCCGACTGACTAACAGAGGGGGCCTGAAAGTTGAAGCTAGGGAAGGCTGGCAATGGGGAGGGCGTAAAACTACTAGCTTGATAACCAGCCCCGCCCCCCATAGGCGGACGGCCATCAGAAATCCCTAACGCCTGGAAATTAGCAGCGCCTGTAGGTCTAGAAACATCCCTGAGCGCATTACTTTGTCCTTGTGCTCCGCCTATTCCACCCGCCATATTTGACCTCCCGCTAGAACGTACAGCTGGCACAGAAGTTGACCCCGGATTCCACGTAGGTGGGACTGCCAATCCGCCAGCTAGTGGGTCCAGCCCGCGATATCCAGTCATTCAACCCTAACCCCCTACCGAGTATACACCTACAGCTCCTCGGGCGTCCTAGCCGAATAGCCACGTAGAGCTGGCCCAGGTCCAAGGCTTCCGCCAAATCCCCTAAACTTCACTACCTTCGCATTGAGTGCCCAGATCATGTAAGTCAACCCGCGCCCCGACACTTTCGCCTCATCGGTATGTACCGATGCCGGCACTGCAGTTAGAACGTCAGTGCTGCCAGTTACCTGATAAGTCTTAAGACTGGCAGCTCGTGTATTGACGAAAATTGCAGGGCTATCCCATTTTTGCTGCCACGTCTCCTCGTCTCCTGCATAAGCCCTAACCTGCCAGCTGCTATTCTCTGCCTCCACATAGCTGATCAGCCTGTGGAACGTCTTGCCGCCATCCTCAGGGTTCCCACCTGGATCGCCCATCAACAGGCACCCAGTCCTTACTGCGAATGGCTTTCCATACCCATCACTGTTATCTGCTGCATCATCCCAGTCATTTTCAAGTCTAATCTTCCCGTCATTGCTCCCTGTCAGAACTTCGAAGTGGCGTCCGCTAGGCAAGCTGACCAGCCCTGCACATTCATCTCGACGCCCTCTAGCCACGAAGCTCCATTGTGGGGGCGACAAGGCTCCTCCCAAGGTACTTTGGACTCCACTCACGTCTGCTCTCCATCCGAAAGTCCTGAGAGTCACGCCACTAGGATTCGGTACGTCTCCAGTATTCAGCACCAGCAAGTCTAGTGCGTTCTGGCTATTAACCTTGAACGTGTAGGTGTCTTTGACTGGGTCGTACTCACCGTACCCTTTCTCAAATAGCCCAGGATCCCTAGACATCTCTCGGCGCCACTCTTCGTGCCCTTCTGGCATTGCATCATGCCAGGCCCCGTTGAACACGAAGATCGATTTGTTATTAGGGATCCACAGGTTGCCTCGGATAGAGCGAATCCCATTGTGGTTGACTGCTCCTAGCTCAGCGTCACTAAGCTGCAAGGTCAAATCATCCTCGACATAACCCTGAATCACGTAGCTGCTGTCTGGGCAAGCCACAAACAGCAGGTCCCGAATCCTGCCTAGCCCCACCACAGGCTCTCCATGCAGAGTCCTAAAATTCAGCCCCCCATAACGCTCAGGAAAGAATAGCTCTGATCCATAAACTACATCTGGGTTTTCCAAATCCCCAGCCATCCACTGCCGATCGTGATACATCCTGTTGATCATGCAGCGTGGAAAGCGTGTAAATGGGTCTGGAGCTACCTCTCCCAGAGCCAGTGTCGCCACGTTCTCAGTCACTGTACTGATTCCAAGATTGCGCCGAGCCACAAACCTGATGTCACCACCATCTACCTCTCGCCATAGCTCGATGTCGGTCACCCTTGTGTCAGGCGCTGTAGTAGATAGATTGGTCCATACGATGTCTTTGTTAGTGATAGAGAGTGAGTTACTAGCTTCCGACAAACTAGAGCGCTCTCCAGTTGCGGAATCAAAATAGCTGACGTAACCGACTATAGCGGTAGCAGTAATCCCTGTTCCAGACCCAGCCGCAATCACAGGTTTCAAGGCTGGAACTGGCAGCCCTTGCTTCAGTGCCCTAAAATGTTCATCGATCAAAATATTGTCAGAGTGCCCAAGCACATACAACCTACCCTGATAAGCATCAGAGCTATACTGACCATCGATTCCATTAACACCGCTTGACAAAGGGATCTCGACAAAGTCAGCAGCTACACTAGCAACAGCGGACCATCGATAGATCTTCCCATCTACTCCAACCGAGGCTCCATCTGCCAGTGTGACCCCAATTCGCATTAGTTCACCATGAACCCAAGCACGTCAGCCGCTTCACTCGCTCCTGCTGGTATGGTTTCAGTCCAAGTCCCATCGGTCGCTGTCCCTGGGCTAGAGTAGATTCTGGCTCCGCTGGATCTGATCGCTCCCACATGCAAGCCACCCCTGTACTCTACAATCGTCTTGCCAGCGGTAATCGTAGCAATCTGAGCCGTCAGACTCTTATGAACATCGACCCAGCTAGAGTTATCATAGCGGGCAACGAGAGCAGCAGAAGCCAGCGTATAGATCACATACAGATAACCATTGAAGGTAGCTACGTCAGTGACCACTGCCCCTACCCCGAAAGTCTTAAAGGCTGTCAGCGTCCCACCAGGGCCTGTCCACTTCCATACGTTCCTGTCCCCGTCACCAAAGTAGAACCCATCCTTGTAACTGACCCCTTTCTTGGACATTCCGGCGCCAGCAGCAGCCTGTGTCGTCCAGGCCCCAGGCGGATCACCGATAGCGCGATATCTAATATGGCCAGTCGCCACTGAGAACCCTGCTACCAGCACTTCCCTGAAGTTCCCAAAGCCCTGAGGCACGTTGATCCCCGCCAAATCGGCCTGTGTCCCAGACCCGTCCCAGATCCAGATAGCTGACGCTCCAGCTCCCGCATCTAGACCCACTGCTGCTTTTCCATCAAAATCTTGGCTAATCGCCGATATACTAGTGAAGCCTGTATAGGTATGAAGCACACGATCTGTCGCTCCTCCCAAGTTGATCGCGGTGTCCCCGAAGGGCACTGGAATCACCACCAACTGCTTCAACACATTATCGGCATTGAACAGCACCACGCCGCCAAGTTTGCCCATCACGATAGAGCTTGCAGCAGCTGGGTAGTAATTGTAGTTCTGGAAATAAGGGCTCTGCTCGTGGTCAATTGACCCAATGCTGAACCCAACGCCACTACTTACTCCTGGGCACCCGTCGAACACCACATAGTTCTTAGTTGGCTTTGGTTGATGATCCACGACATGTCTCACGTGTGCTGTGGCAGCTTGTAGTGAGCTAGGCGTCACCAGACTTTGGCCAGGAGCACTAATAAGCTGGCCACTTCGATGCACTGCGTTCAAGATCATCCTAGGTGCGTGGGCAGGGATCGAGCCAGGATCCGCGTCACGCTCCATTCCCGTCCACCCAGGAAACTGACCGGTCCCACGCCTGAATTCGAATCGCCTGAATGGAGACCCAGGATCCTTACTTGTTGCCATTCCCATTCTTCTTGAAGTTATCGGATTCAAGGACACCAGCGCCTACCAAGAATGCCCCCAGATGCGACAGGATGCTCTTGAACTGGTCACAGTGAAACCAGGTGTACTTGTCTATGTCAACAGCACCCCAGAGCAAATCAGGACAACCCTGATACCAAGACCAAGCCCATGCAGCCAGAAACACACCGCCAATCGGCCCCTTGTACTTACTGAAGAACGGCTGCCCATTGACTAGTTTGCCAAAAGCCTTAGCCACTAGGTCCAACGCCCAGCCTAGCAGCCCACCAAACCGCCTATTGAATAGCCCCATTTGTTACTCCTAGAAGCAGGTCAGTGCCCGCTCAAACTCCCCAGTCGGCATCTCGCCTGGCCACAGGCCGAAGAACCCACCTCCTTCAACAGCCCTTCTATACTCTCTACAGAATTCATCGGCGGTGATCGTGCTGTACTCAGTGACCCCACAGGGCTTATCTCGACAGGCCCAGGCTTGCTCCTGGTGTCTGTCCACAAAGTCTCCAACCACTTCGGTCCGATCGTCCTGTGTATTCACCCCAATCGGCTGCACCACATACCCTTGTGCCCTCTCCTCGTCCCGAATGATATCGTACATGCCCTGAACCCACTGTATTCGGCTTGGGCACTTCCAAGCTTCGTTACCTAGAGTCCAGAGAACAGCATATTTCCCAAGCACCCGCACTGCCTGCCTCAGAAACTCCTCGGCGTAGCGATGAGGACCGTGCGTCGTAATGTCACAGCGCCCGCCATCGAATCCCTGGACGTTTTCGCCCCTTCTCCATGGATGCGGATAGCTGCTCTGGGCCATGCTCCAACAGTCAATAAGATCCACCACTGGCCTGATTCCTAAGCTATTGTAGTAAGCAACCAAGCTCGCTAGCTCAGCCCAGCCTCTAGAGTAGAAGCGGTCCAAATCCGCTTTACCATCTACCGTCTCATAGGTGGCAAAGACTTCACCTTCAGACTCAGTCTTGGTAGGGCCTAGCCGGATTACTACTGCATTGGCTCCGGCAGCTGCTAGTTGCCGAGCAAACTCTCTATCCGCCCATGGCCAGCCCCAATCTTTACCTCGATCTCCTGGCTCGGTCTCCAGCCCACAGCATCCAGCTACCAACTTCAGCTCAACGACACGCCCAGCCAGGTCGAAAAACTGGTTCTCAACAATGTGTAGTGGGCTTAGGGGTTCTGGAGTTGGCGTGGGCGTCGGTGCTGGCGTCGGTGGTGGGCTTGGGCTAGGTGTTGGAGGCGTCGGTCCGCCACCGCACCCCAACATGACCCCGACCAGCAAGCCCACCCATAGACGCATCCGCACCCCCGCTACCAGCAGGGTCAGCCCCTGCATCGGGAAGTATACCCTAGACTGGCTCCTAGAGTGGTGGGATCTCTAGATTTCGCAGCTGTACATGGATATGAGGCCCAGTTGTACCAAACTTAGCCTGCTCTTCTTGAGTCAGCCAATCAGGTTCCAGGACAACCCCTAGCCAGCTCCCAAACCTAACCTGCAAATCCTTGCAGAATCCTACACTTAGCCCTTTGGCATCCAACGCCCAACGCCTGATGTCAGCAGCCGATGCCAATAGTCCTGGCTCTGGGGCATGCTTGCTTACCTTCCCAGGAATAAACGGTCGCCGCAAGCTAGTCACTACCATCTCAGCGCTAGTGGCTTCCTTATGAAGCTGCCCTATAACGCCAAGAGCGACCCATAGTCCAGGGTGCACCCCAGCACTGTCCACACCAGGCAAAATCCTCACTGCTTCCACTCCAGCTCAATCACGTAGCGTGTAGGAATCGGAAACCATGGGGGTGTCACCGCGTTCCCAAGCCCAATAGGCTTACCTTCAGTAGGCTCGACCCAGCCATAGTTGATCCCGATTACCTCGCCGCTCTCGGCAAACACACAGCTACCAGATGATCCCCCACCTGGATTCTTGTCATACACCAGGTTCCCTGCTATCACTGTCTTGAGTGTGGTCCAGACCAACACAGGCTTCATCCACTTGTCCCAGAGATAGCTACCCACCGACACCCGGTCTCCTACCACCGGCTGTTTCTGAGCCAGCCTGTTCCAGCCACCAAAGTCTGTATCAGACTTCAGCACCGCTAGATCCCTGCGCGTGTCGAATGCTATTGGTATAGCTGATCCAGCTGACCCGCCTAGCATGGACCAGGTCGTGCTATAGAACAGGCGGTCACCACTATCTACACGCCGAGATACACAGTGTAAAGCTGTTAATGCTTCTCTTGGCCCCACGGGGCAGGCATGACAGAAGTCACCAGTGGTGCTTAGCTGGACCGTAAAGATATCTATAGCTTCCCCTCCGAACACTAGTAAGCAGGAATATAAAGACATCAAAGCTAGCAGTAGGCTCACCCGGCCAGGGCTAGTCATGGAGATCCTCGCGTCTCAACACCACATCAAGCCGATTATCCAACCCCTCTACAAGTTCAGTCAGCTTCGTCAGCTGTCTGCCCTGGTGAAGCATTGGAAGCACGATCTGGACCTGGATTACATTGTCCACCAAATCGCGTACCGCCGACGCTACATCAACCACTTTAGCTTCCACGCGGTCTACCCTGTCATTCAGCTGCTCGTAGATCTCTTCGACACGCTTATGCAAAGAGTCCAGCTCTTTTCGCATGGCGCCATTACAGCTAGGCTCTTCTGTACCCATCCCTTAGACTCCATCGAGGATACGCTCCGGCACTGGGGTTCCTCTGTTCTCAGCCACATTACTTTGTGCTGGTGCCCAGAATACATTGCGCAGGGGTCTAATGTCACGCTCTACGTCTCGGATTCCTACACTTTCTAATCCGAAGTGCTCTCTAGTAGTTCTCAACTGATACGCTAGCCGATGCTGCATATCAGCTTGGCGTCTGAACAGATCGGCAAGTTTCACTAGACTCTGCTCCAGCCGAGCTTGCCGAGTCAGGTAGCCATGAATGAACTTTAGAACAGCACCCAGTGCCGCAATAACTAGGCTGGCTGCAATCTTATCGAGGACAGAGAGCAACCAATAGCCCACCACTACTACACCTTCTACCCCTACTGAGGCAACGGCTCGCCAGCGCCGACGAGGATCAGCGTTCCGTAGGCCTCGAGCGTGGTCTCTGCGAGCGAGGAGTCTGCCGCGATGGCCAACCGCACGACGTTGGTTAGGCCCACAACACAGGAGATGGTCGCGGTTAACGTGCCCGTGGGAGTGTTGTCCAGCTCCTCCGGTGTCCCGAGCACGCAGGTTTCCGTGCCGCCATCATTGTTCGCGTTGAAAATCACACGCCCCGATCTCGTCTGCGGCGTCGCCCCATCGGTCGCGTGAACCGTGTAGAGCAGCTCGCCGGACGTGCTCGCTTCAGCCGCTACTGGGATCTCCACAACGGCTGTCGCTACGGTGGACACCAGCGTGGTGGTGAACTTGCCAGTCAGCCCGGAGAGTCCAAGGCTCTGATAGTCGGTTGTGTTCTGATCTTTGTCATGAACGATGAACTGCGGGTTGATGCAAGCCGCAGTGCCGCAGAGAGCGTTAGTGAAGTCAAAGGCGATATCGCCGAACTCGAAGATGTGAAAGGCGTTTGAAATCGTCCCTGTCATAAACGCCGGAACATCCGGAGTTATCGCTGTGACATGGGACGAGATCAGTCCGTCGGCGGTAGTAAACAATATGAGCGAGCCATTTAGCGTCGAGTTCGTCACACCCTGTGTGTTCAGGATTGCTCCGCCGGCGAGTGTAGTTTCACCAGTAAACGATGTCGTACCAAATGAAAGGCTCGGCGCGGTCCCAGCCGTGAGCGTCCCGAATGTCGTATAGGCCGGTCCGGTATCGGTGTCGTACGCCTGAAGCAGCAGCGTATCAGAAGCGGTAGTTCCTGTCCTGACCGCACCTCCGGTAGGCACCGTGACATTAGCTAGCTTAGTGACCGTCAGTGTGTCAGTGAGAAATGTAAAATCAGCATCCTCACCTATCACCCCAGCACTATCGAACAGGACACGGGTCGCTGTGCCGCTAGTAATCGTAGTGGTTCCAACTGTGATTGAAGTAGCTGCACCATCACCACCACCACCACCACCCGCTCCAGGCCCTACCGCCCCACTAGCCCTGATTACATCGGCCAAGACTCTAGGCAGCTGGGGTGCTAGGGCATACCCCACCACCACCCCCAGCACTACCCCCAGCCACCGATTTTTCATTTACTTCCCTCCCTCAGCAGGTGGCGTCTTGACCTGCTGCTGACGGGCCGCATCCAGAGCCCGTGCAATATTCCACAGGACCACATGATCGTTATAAGCAGTCAGCACTAGGTAGGCAGTCAGAACTCCGCCTACCCCAGCCAGAAAAGGCTTGATCAGCTGTCTCACACTACCTCCACTGAATAACCTTGACATAAGCAGTCACTGACTGTGCTCCCCCGTCTGTATTGATCAGAGCCCCAACACGCAACTTGCTGTACTTAGAGCCAACTAGAATCTTGGTCCTGCTGGCCCTGCCTGCCGTCGTGTACTTGCAGTACCCAGTATCAAAGGTCCCACCAGGGCAATTAGTGCTGGTGCCAGCGTCCCCAGGATGTACATTCTGTGGCTCGCTCCCTGCCACCTCATCTAGGCCCTCAAGCACGAACTCCACATAGGTCAGATTATCAGTATCAAACTGCCACACTACCTCAACCTCAGAGGCCCCAGCCACGTTGATCCAGCCGTCCGTAGCGGCTGTCCCACTCTGCAATATCTTGAATCCGAAGTTATACCCACCATCCACGTCCCAGTCGACCGCGACCCCTACCGTAATCGAGTCACCACTGGCCTTAGCCACCACCGTCCTTACATCAGTGGTCCCGTCAGGCTTGGTTACCGAGATCACAGCACCCTTATCCAAGTCAGCAAAGGGCAGGGAACCTACAGTCACCGCCGTCACCGTAGCACTAGAACCACTAGTCTCAATCCTGGAAGTGCCTACGATAGGTGGTCCAAAAGGATTGCCACCTTCCCCAACCAGCCTAAAGTAAGTGACCGAGGTAGCTTCGATGTCGAAGGCAGAGAAGAAGCTAGCTACGTTGGCCTCGTCAGCATGAACCACTGGGGCCATGGCCAATACCAAAGCCAACCCCAGCTTGAGCAATCTGTTCATCATTCCCAACCTCCTACCATTGCCCAATCATACTACGGGGCATCGATCTTGGTGTGTTCTTGCGTGGCTTCTCCCGAGTGACCATCCAAGCGAGGCCCTTATCAAACAGCGCTTGCCAGTCTCGGTCGTCCCCCTTGTTCCTTCTAAGCTTAGCCACCAGCCCGGCCAGCAGCACAGTCTGATGATAAGCCAGCGGGATATCAGTCAATCCAGACGAGGTAGAGTCATCTACCAAGAGCGTAGGGTTTGCATAGAACCAGATGTCCAGGTTGACTGCTGAACCTAATGGTGGCAGCTGGATCAGAGGAAGTCCAGTGGCAACGTCAAACCCAAAGATAGCAAAGTGGTCAGGTGTGCTCGTAGCTCCGGCTCCACTAGCTCTCTCTCCTTGAATCTGCTGCGGCGAAACTTCCTCCAAGGGCCAGCCATCAGCACTACCCACTAAATACACCCCGCCTTGCTCACCTAACTCTTGGTAATCCTCAGGCATCGGCTCAAAGCCATCTGCTAGCGGAACCGTTATCTGGTCATTACGCAGCTTCCAGGGCCAGGGCCTATAGTTCCAGACCTCATCGAAGACTTCCTGGAGAAGCTGCAACCAGTAGAGGCGCCGAGCTGTATAATCTGCATCGGTCGGGTCTATCCATTCGGTATAGCTCCCAGCCGTATTTAGCATCACGTCGGCTTCCATCAGTTACCTTCTCTTCGGTTGTCCATGAAACTTGTCTGCCAAGCTGGGCGGATTCAACAGGGCTTCAGCCTTAGCAGCCAGCATCCCACTGTCTTGAAGACTCAGCGGAATCTGTTCAGGTACATCCTCGTTGCCACTAGCATCCTCCTCCGGAATCACTACCTCTTCCTCCTCTGGTGCTTCAGCGGCGGCAAACACTTGAGCTACCTTCTGTGGAGCTACCGATACCGGTGCTGTGTACTCAGCTACCACTCGCCTAGCCACTTCACGCTGCTGTTCATTGTAGGCCGCCAGGATCGCTATAGCTTGACTGTAATCATTGCCTCCAGGAATCTCAGGCATGCCAGCTCTACGCCTAGCCTCATTGCGAGCATCCATCTCAGCAATTACCAGCCGGGCACTGCTAACTTCCCAATTCATAGCCCTGTCCCGGCTCTCCCGCAGAATATCTAGAACTTCCTGCCGCGTCGGAGCCTCTGACAGTAAGCTAAGGCCCCGCTGCGCATAACCCCCAACTGCAGTCCCAGTCCTGGTATTAATCCCTAGCCAGTGAACCACAGCCTGCTCCGCATCCCAGACTCTAACCAGCTGCCCCTGCTCGTCTTCCTGGTAAACATCCGAGATCTCTAGGCTCCCAGGGATCAAAGTGTCTTCCCCTTCATAGCTAGCACTATGCGCCACGTCAGCGTACTTTGGGTGTGGCTCTTGCGCCGAGTAGCTCGGCGGCACCGTTCTAGTCTCTCCATGCCACATCAGCTTGATCGGGCGCTCAGTAGGATTGAACAACACGAATTTCCTTGGCTCAGTTACGAACCGCTGCAGAATCGACGCCTGTCTGCTCATTAAATACTCCATGCCCTTTTGCTGGTAGGTAGTCCATCAGCTAGGTCACCAAGGAACCATTCCCTGGCCTCGATCTCACTGACGTCTTTTAGCTTTCTCGTGATATATCGGTCTAGGTCTCGCTTTCTGTAAGCATCTTCCGCCCTAGCCTGCTGTTTCCTTCTGGCCGCAGCCTCCCAAGGCACATCCAATAGCTCTCGCTTAAGCTCCTTTGGATGTAGCTCCCGATATAAGGTCCGAAGCTTCTGCACTAGCCATGGCCCCCAAGGCAAGAATTCCCCAGGTACGTCACCCAAGGTCTCCCCCATCAGGATCAACTCTATTTGATTAGGGCGCTCGAACTTCACCCCTTGACAAGGCATGCTAGGCATCTGGACGTTATGCAACGTCATATCCCCATGTGGATTCTTCACATGGCGGCCAATCGCATGCCTTCTAAACACTACTAGCCCCCCTCCCTCGTCTGCTGCCTTCAAAAAGGCCCAACGGACCCAGAGGGGCACTACCCCTGGATCCCAGGCCCAGATCTGCTTCAGCTCAGCTGCTCCCCACGGGTACACCGCGTCTGGGACACAGCTAATCTCCATCCCCACGTCTCGCCAGCCAGGCGCCGTATGAAAGCTGTCCCTAATCGGCCTCTGAACCGTCGATACCTGCTGTACCTTCTGCTGTTCTGCCGCGGTCAACAGCGCCTGCAACTCCTGAGCCACTAGCATCCTCCTCTAGCAATTGGTCTAATGCCTGGAGTGCCCCCAGGCAGGCTTGCAATGTAGCCTTTTCCTCCTCCAGCTGCTTCAGAACCTCGTCCCGCTTAGCGAGAACCAGTAGTCTCACACATCCCCCTTAGTTAGTGATGTGATACAGCGGGCAACGGTATTGCACGCCACCGACATTGACCCTGAAATACTCAGTCACCCCAGTTGGTATGTTCTCTCCCGCATCCGCCTTAGACGCCACTGCCCCGTCATTCGGCAAATCGAGACAGCCGCTCCAAGCCAAACCACCACCCGTATCCACCTGAATCGGGAACAGTCCGTTAGTAAAGGTCTTGCTGGTCAACTGTGACCAGATCCTCAAAGCCGCCGACTTCCCAGTGATTGTTCTGACGCCAGCGTTACCATCCGTGATAGTTAGCTCTAGAGCCCGCACAACCCCGCTCAGATCCCCAGTACCTGACCCCTGCAGAATCGGATCGAAACTTCCCCCGATCAGGTCGCCACCCGCAGTTCCACTAGCGATCCTAGGACTAAACTCCGCACCTTTTACACTAGCTGTCGAAGCTGATCCACCTGCACCGCTTGGCTTGCACTGCAACCCAATCAATGAACCACTGGTCTCGGCCGTACTCCTGCTATTCAACCTAATCGGCTTGTTGCCTGACCCAGTCTGGAGATCCAGATTATAACCAGTCTGGGTATTCCCGTTGACTCCAGGACCTAAAGCACCCTGTGTAAAGTCAATGCTATGACTAACAATCGCCATCTTTCACCCTCAGATCTGGGGTGAGGTTCTTAGGCCCCACCCCTGATAGTTACTTACCGTCCAGAACCTTATGCATCACCCAGCACTGCGTCCTTGAGGTCACGGATCACCGTGTTGCCAATCGGCATGTCATTGCCGATGTTCTCAATGCTAGCTAGGTATGCCAGGTAGCCAGACACAAACGTTGAGCTGGCTGGGATCAGCCTTAGCAGACTGCCCTCGTCCATCCAGTTCATGTCAGCAGCTACATAGTGGAAGAAGGTTCCTGAATTCACCAGGAAGATCTCCCTAGGCACTAGATCATAGCTGATCCGCAAGTTGAACTGTCCGCCTGGGTACACATGCTGCAACGACTCTTCAGTGTAGCCAGTGCTCATCCCCTGGATCCCCTTACCACTCACATTGTACCTACGGTCAGGCGCCACAAACTCTACATACTTAGCTGCCTGTCCAGGACTCGTCCATGCGTCCGTCACGCGCTTACCAGACCGTGCGCGCTGCTTATGGCAGGCGTTGATCAGGATCTGCTCAGTCAGATTACGCAAGGTGCCACTGTTTCCAGCCAAGTTGCTCTTCAGCTTGGGATAAGTGGTACGGCTTAGCCCCTGGAAAGTATCCAAGAGGGTCCCGTCGTCGACGATTCCACGCAGGCCATTCGGGGCCGTGATCGTCTGCGTCAACGCATTAACCACGTGCACATGGTCACCAGCAACCAACGTCTGATCAGCGCCATCATAGGTCACGGTGTAGGTATCATGGTTGATGGCTGTGATCTTACGGAAGTCGCAAGAGTCACGCACGCCAGCACCACCATCAGTTGTCCGGACGGTGATGTAATAGTTTTCCCTCAGCAGCGTAGTACGCTCAGGGTCATCAGCCACAAAGGTGTTGGAACCATCCGACTCGACTCTAGCCCTGCGTCCAGTGCCATGAGTACCTACATAGGTGCTCTCACGGAACTTGCCCAGGTCAGTCAAGGTCTCCTGAGTTCTGCGGTTCAACTCCCCACCGTTGAATGCGCTCTTGTTGCTTCCGCCCGCCGCCTTCAGTGTCCAGCCGATAGTGAACGAACCGGCAAAGATCTCAGGGGTCAGCGTGAACTGCTTCTGAGTCCTGTCCTTGGCAGGTGGCAAGGTCTGCATATCACGCAACATACCTACGTTCTGTGGTGGGTTCAGGTTGGCACCAAACTTCACGATACCTTCGCTAAACCGCTGGGCCCCAGCAGGCACAGCTCTCTTCAACCAAGGAACGAAAACCTGCTCTTCATTGAGCATAGCCTCGATCTCCTTGGTCCCGTACACATTCTTCAACCCGTCAGTCGCATCGGCGAACGCCCCGTCTACTCCACCCTGCAGCAACTCAGCTTCGATCAGCTCACCGTCACCAAGCCTTTGAAGCAGTGACTTGCGGTTAAATGACTCCATTTGACTACCTCTTTACCCTAGGAGTTGCGCTGCACGCTTTCTCACGAAATCGGCAGTTAACTTCTGCCCCTTAGGGCTCGTTTGCCCAGTAGAGCCAGTAGCGGTCTTAACGGGTGGCTTAGTCGCACCTTGAAGCTTCTCTCGCCCCACTTGTGCAGCCTTGGCCTTCTTGGTCAAGCTATGAACCTTGGCATACTGTTTACACAGTTCCTTGGCCAACGCCTGAAGATCCTGCTCGGCTCCATCTGGTCCCAGGGAGCGCAAGAACAAACTAGCCCTTGCACGCACCGTCTCCAGCATGTCCGCGTAGATCTCGCTGTCTGGTTCAAGACCATACTCTTTGGCCTCTCCCAGAGCAGCACCGAAGAAATCCGACCTCCACTCCGTTTTCTTTGCCCTGTCTTCTACCTGAGCCTTCTTGTGTTGCGCCTTGGCACCTTCGATCTCACGTTCGGCCTGCTGAACTCTCCGACCTAGAGCTTTCTTTTGCTGATTAAACTCTTCGATCTTCCCTTTCAGCTCCATCCAGCGCTCAGCTTTCGCTGTCGCCTGTTCCTTAAGCCGCTCGATCCGATCTTCCAGCCGGTCCTTGTCGTCGTCCATGGCCCGGCTTGCTTCCCCTTCTAGCTTTGCAACCTTCAGGTTCAGCGCACTCAACTCACCAAGCAAAGCATTCGAACGTCCCTGCTCATGCTCAATCGAGGTGTCCAAAGCAGTGGTCTGTTCTTTGAGCCAGGACAGCTCTGGGTGGTTGGACTCGAAGTCAGGCTCATCTACTGCGTCAACCTGCTCATCGCGTTCTCGAAGCATGGTTTCAAGCGATTCCAACCGCTCTGCCAACTTCGAGGTCCCATTCCAGCCCTCATAAAGCCCCTGCAAGAACTTCGCCTGATTACCGCCGTACTTAGCGTCAATCAGCTTCTTTAGCTCTGGCGACAGCCCTGCAGCTTCCTGCTCTTCGTCGGTCTCTTTGACATCCTCAGCAGACTCCGACTCTTCTGCTTCGGTGGAGGTAGTCTCCTTGGCAGCCTCTTCAACTGCCTCTTCGCCTACAGGCACATCATCTACATCAACCGCATCATCACCCATCTAAACTCCTGCATCTGTGGGGTAGGCCCACGTGCAATCAGTAGTGTACGGGAAAACTACCCGGTGTTGTCAAGTGCTGGCAGCCTGTTGTAATCCTTCGAATGCAACCGGTAAGACATCCCGCAGCCTCGACACTTATAGATCAGGGGGGAGCTAGACATCTGCCCAACCAGCATAGGCAGCCCCTTTGGAGTCTTAGCCACACCCTGACAGCCGCGTGTTCTGCACGGCAATGCTCTCTGACTCATCTAGTTACTCCTGCTTCTTCTTTTTCTTTTCCTCTTCGATTGCTTCGGCCTGACGCTGGGCTCTGGCCTTGGCAGCAGCCGCTACAACCCCACCACCCTCTAGCCCGCCAGCAGTCGTTGTTTTCTCCTCGGTATTCTTGCTGGTCCCCGTCATAGTATGGGTCACCGGGTCTATATAGCTAGTACCCTTAGACCTAACTACACCAGCCGTGGCAGCCTTGGGCACATGTGGACTATCACTAACTCCGCCAGTCCGGACATTCTTGTACTGAATCTTGCCCCCCGGCCCCTCTATCTCCTCTTCCAGGTAATCATCGTCATAGCGCTTCTGCTTACCAGCCATTACATCACCCCCTAGCTACTCAATCGCGTCAGCCTGCATGGTCGCCTTGGACTTCTTGCCACGCTTGTTCTTCGCAGCATGCTTCTTGCCTGCTGCCTTGCCCTTGGCGGTCTCCTTGTTGCCATGCATAAAACCCATCTTGTTCATGATCTTGTAGGGGACATCACTCTCGGCCCCGTACTTCTTCTTGAGTTTTTGCTCTAGAAACTTAGGCATTAGCTGGTCCCCTCACCACTAGCTCCGCCGCGTTCCCTAGCGCGCCAGCCAGGCCCATAGCGTTCACCACCCCGCCGCATGTCTCTACGCCTTCGTTCTTGCTTCCGCTCAAAATCTTCTCTAGCTTCACGTTCAGCCTTGGTCTCAGTCTGGTTACCAATGCTATAACTGGCCTCAATAGCGTCAGCCTGTCCATATGGCTTCTTCTTAGGCATGTCTCCCCCTAGTCTGTTAATTCTTCCCACCCTTCACCCCCGGAGCCGGTGAAGGCTTCTCAGGTGTCGGTGGGTTCTTACCTGCTGCCGGATGATTAAAGTCTTGGCCGGGCGGAATCTCTTGACCCTCTCCACCTTGGCCAGGCGCAGCCAATCCTGGTACTCCAGCCTGCATAGCTTGCAACGCTCTTCTAGCCATCACCTTATAAGCCATGACCACAGCCATAAACTGCATGAAGCTCTGGACCTTAGCTGCTGCCTGCTCTGGTGTCTCCAATGGGCTAGCCTGCATCGGCTCTGCCAACGGTTCTGCCTGTTGCAGCCTACCTTGCCAAATCAACATGATCTTGTCTTCGAGTGCAGCAGGGGGGAAAATCGGAGCTGGGGGCGGCATAGGCGGCTGAGCCATCGTCATTGGGTCTGGTGCCACACCTGTCTGCTCTACGCCCTGTGTAATCTGATCTTGTGCCTGCTCGTACTGAGCCTTCTGCACCAAGTAGCCTTTCGTCGCTTCAGCGTACATTTGTGTTGCATTGGCCTCACCTAGCCTACCGCCATAGAACAACAATACTTCTTCCTCTTTAGCCAGCATCAGATCTAGGTCCATCTCCCAGCCTGATAGCTGCTTCCTAGTCTGGGTCCAGCCATTAGCTTCCATCAGGCGCTGACCCTCGTCACTTAGTAGTCTTGTTCCCAAGACCTGAAACCTGATCTGCGGGTCGTCAATATTCTCATCGACAGTGGGTAGCTTGGCTTCATCTACAAAATCCACCCATGCCTGGTTAGCTAGATCCACCTGCCTGTTCAGGTCTTCATTTACATCAGTGGGCAACCCTCTGTATTCCAGAAGCTTCTTGATCGCAGCCTGACTATCTAGCCTATAAAGCTGGTCTGCCTGGGCTTCTCTAACCCCTTCCCTTTGCCACAAACTCTTGTCAATATACGCCTGCTTCTCAACCTTCACCTTGGTCTGGCCAGCGATCATATCCCTGGTATACTCCTTGGCCTCCCAACCACCGTCCCCAGTCTCGACTTCATAAGTGTCAGGGTCAGAGCGCAGAGTCCAAATCAGCCTTAACGTATGCTGCCAAGCCTGCTCAAACATCGTAATTAGGGCACGTTCTCTAGCTGCCCTACGCCTCTCAGCCTGTTCTCCTAGAAGCTGCAAACCACTCGTAGTGCTAATATTCTTGGGTGCCTCACCGATCTCGATATCTTGAGGGCCACTAATCTGCTTGATGTCTTGGATGGCCATTGAGCGCTGCTCGATCTGTCCAGCAAGCGAAGGTGGATAGGGCGGGAAAACCTCAGGCTTAGCACCAGGCCCAGCTACAGGATCAGCTGTGTAACGCAAAAACATCCCGATCCCATAGTTCTCATCCCACTCAGGGCCTTCCACATTCATCCCTTCAGTGAACAAGAGATTAGGAGTACCGAACCGCTCCATGACACCGATCGCCTGAGCGTCCATTCCATTCAACCTGTTCTGCGGGCTGATCAGGTTGTCTATAGCTCCCTGGCCAGCGAACTGCCTGTGCTTAGCCTTAAAACGCCCTGTATGGTACTTAACGCGAGGAACACTCAGAGAACCATGAGCAGTCTCTACAGTCCTATACAATGGCCCGTTCTCTACTACCTCATCATTGATAACTACCAGAGACCTACCTTCAGGAAATCTATAGGTTTTGTCTGAGTGCAACTCGAAAACTCTAGCGTAATCAGCGTAGATTCCAGCGTCTAGCATTGGGTTGAACCTACCCCAAAACCCATACTCACCCAACAAAGGATGCTGACGCATCATGACTGTAGGGTCTTCAGGGTGTAGCTTGTCCATGAACAATGGATATCTCTCTTCGATCCAGTCCATGGAGCGGGGTGTGCATTGTCCGTAAATCCGCATCTTGCGCGGGTCCACGTCATAACCAGCGTTCTCGGGGAACACGTCAAACGGGCTAACCACCTCCATAGCAGTATTACCCTTAGGCACTAGATCAGCCATGGGCCTACCAAACATGTCTTGGCCAGCATACTCATCTTCGCCTACCTGGTAAGGTTCCAGCATCTGCCCTTCACATTTAGGACAGCCAGTCAGCTCCACCTGGTCTTCTGCATCTGGGGCCTCAATCGGCACGTCCTTGATACTTGCTCTGTTAGCGGTGACCAACTCGACCTGGGTAGCAGGAATCTTGGCACTAGCCATTGACATGCCACATTGAGGGCACCCAACTGCTTCCGCCGATCCTACCGGCGTCATCTCGGTATACTCCTCATCCCACCAAGTCTTGATAATCGCGGTGCCTGTCACGACGAACAAGAAAATCGCCTCTTCCCTAAGCTCGGGCCAGTGCATTTCTTGTAGCCGGTGCTCCAGGATCTCTTTAGCTACCTTAGCTGCAGCCTCATGCCTAGGATCTCGACTCAAGCTGATCACATTAGCGGTCAGCTCTCGCTTACCCAAACTGCTGATCTCTACTTCAGCCGCACTACTAATGTAGTTGGCCACCGGCTTAGGCAAGTTATTTCTGCCTGTCCCACCCATTCCCCTGGCACGGCGCAAAGCAAATCCACGCACCCCGTCTACCAAAGCTGGGCGATCCAACTCTTTCCACTGATCTCCAGCCTCATAGCTGAGATTCATGGCCACCCGCTGCAGCCAGTAGCTACGGGCCGTACTCTCATAGGCAAACCAGCGATCTCGATAGGCTAGAGTCTCACTAGGCTCTGCCTCAATATCAGGGAACTTGAACTGCCTAGTCTGATCGTCAGTCATGACTCAGTGACCTCTTAGCTTTCTTTCGGCCGCTTAGTCAGTGGCTCGATATGCTTGTACTCAGGCTCTGGCTCGGGATTCCATTCAATCGGCGTCAGACTACGCTTTACTTGCACTGGCACAGTCGCTGGCAAGCGGCGTAGCTCCCGCAGACCAGTAGGATCGACCAGCACCATTACACGATCTAGCAAGCTCTGTTGCTCAATCGCCCACACCCGCTTAGCCTCCCGATACTCGGCCTGCAAATCATGCAACTCAGCCCTTAGCCGCATATTCTCGTCTAGCAGTAGTCTCCTGATCCCAAATCCCCACATTACCAACCTCCTAGCATACGTGCTGGCTTGACAAGAGTATCATGTCGACGCTGCAACTCTTGCATCTGCATACGTTTCCTCAATCCAGTATGCAACTCTCTATTCTGCTGCTCGATGAAGTCTTTAGGCGGTGGGCCTAGCTTGGCTTCTCTCCAGCTTCGCCCAATCGAGGCCCAGCCACCAGGCAGCATAAAATTGATAGCCTGGCTCAGAGCATCTACCTGGTCATCATAAGTGCCATTAGGAAATGCTGCACACTCCTCCACCAGCTCAGTAACCCATGGAGCCCGTTCAGGAACAGGCAGATAGACATTGCCTGCCGCAATCGGCGGCACAGCGGCACTTAGTCTGGCGTCCTTGCTGGCTTGCACTTTGACCGGAATAATCCCTGGTACCTCTTTGCTCAGCAGAGCAATCAAAGCTGGTCCATTAGCTTTATCCTCAACCAGCTTAGCTACACCCTTAGGGTACAGTCTCCATAGATTGCGCAGGGCAGCGATCATCTCAGGAGCATCCATGCGCCCCCTGGTCTGGTGCAGCAACCAAAACTCAGCGCCTCGCCTACCCCACACTTGCCCCACCGTATAATCAGCTTTCTTGATATCCTTGAAGCTTAAGTCCCAGCTCTGTATCACTTGGTCAAACTCGGCTGGCGGAGTCATGTAGAACTTCCACCAAGCCCGCTTGATCGCTCCGCCTTCTTCTGGAGTCGGGTTCTGCTGGTACAACGCCCCAAATGCATAAGGCCCTAGGCTCTTCTTAATCTCAGCTAGCTTTCTCTCGTCATATCGCTTGGCCCATAGTGCCTCTCCAAGCTCTCTGCCCAAGATATCGCCAGCTTCTGCTAGTGCTGGTAACTTCACCACATCCCATTCCAGACCTTCACCCGTCTGACTGAACAAATCAAGTCTGCCGATCAAATCGTCTTGGTGCCAGCGGGTTCCAATAATAACCACCATGCCGCCTGGTTCTAGCCGAGTGAACGCCGTACTCTGGAACCAATCCCAGGTTTTGTCCCGATAGACCCCGCTGCTAGCCTCTTCGTCATTCTTCACTGCATCGTCGATGATAAGTATGTCAGCACCTTTTCCAGTCAGCGGCCCGCCCACACCAGCCGTCATCATGCCGCCACCAGATTGAAGCTCCCAGTTATCTGCTGCCGGGATCTTAGCCCCACTAAGCACTAGCCCTAACTCTTTACCATGCTGAATCACCAGGTCTCTGACCCTTCTACCCCACTTGGCGGCAAACGTTGCCTCATAGCTAGCCAGAATAATTCGGCGCTCCGGGTTGCGCACAAGGAGCCAAAATGGTGTCCAGACACTCATGAGTTCTGATTTTCCATGACGCGGAGGCATCGAGACCAAGACTCTAGGTAGCCGGCCTGTATCTAGCTCCAGTGCACGGCCATTCAGTAGGGTCAAATGTGGAGCATGCTCCCAGCGCCCCCTACTAAAATGTGCTGCCATGGCAGCCGGCCCCGCAGCCCATGGATCACGCTGTCCTACCTCTAGCTGCTGCTTCAGGTCTCTGACCTGAGCTAGCACCTGCATTAGCTGTGGAGGAGTCAGCCTGGCTCGTTGCGCTGGATCACGTAGCAGCTCAGTGAGGGTCGGTAGCTTAGCCATAGCCTTCATCCTACACCCGCAACCCACTGCACTTGCAAGTCATGTTAGGCTGACTGCATGGCCGAAGTGAAGAAACTCCGTCTTACTCCAAAGCGCCGCGCCTGGTTAGATGCATATGTCGGTGAGGCAGCAGGTGATGGTACCAAGGCCGCACAGATTGCCGGAATGGGCAACGCTCACTCGTGCCGCGTTGCTGGCTCCCGTCTCAAGCATGCACTGGCCGATGTCATTGCAGCGTGGAAACTTAAGCAGCATGAAGCCAAGAAAATGGGGCAGGAGGAAGCTTTAGAATTGCTTGCTGGGGTCGCCCGTGGCGAACGGGATGCAAGCACCACAGAACTAAAGGCTTTAGAGCTGGTGCTCAAGGTCGAAGGGGCACTTAATGACAAGCTGGACATCAGGGTCACCAAGGAAGAGCTGTTGGCTCAGCTGGACAAGGAAGCAGGGCAGATGTTGAGGCTGATCGAGGCTAAAGTGGAGCCAATCGGGAAGCTCGCCTAGGTCCGATAAGAAATGTTATGTCATCTAGGCATAATGCCCGGCTTGTAGCCGCTCTGATCTGATCCCAACTGACCTCGTAGTCATTCGACCTCGCAGCCTATCCGCGCATCATGGGATGGGGGCCTATGGCACAGCCTGGGTGCGCATGGGATGAGCCCACGCGCTGTCCTCTCGTATTCGGGCGCGATGCCCGAGATACCTACGCAGTGTAGGAAACCCGGGCGATGCCGGCATGGGGCCGACACGGTTCCGGTAAGAGGGTAAGATGGGAAGCAACAACCCGTTGGCAGGTCTCCTGCAGTTGGCCGAGTTGGCCAAGGCGCTCCAGGGTGGCGGCGTGACGGCCGCGCCCAAGGGCCGGGCCGGGCGCAAGGGCGCCTACCACGACGTGGAGGACGGCTCCACGTCCATCCCGATGCAGCACGAGGGATCGACCAAGACCGTCGCGGTCAAGCTGCAAGCCGGTGACAACGGCCGGCTGTTCATCGTCTTCGACGGTCCCGACAAGTGGCGCAGCATCGCTCTCGACGCCTACATCAGCATCGTGGAGCCGAGCGTGGTCAAGGCCGTCGCCGCGCTGGCCAGCCGCGCGAAGTAGCTACCTCGACCTAACCAGGGGGGTGGGGCAACCTGCCCCCCGTTTGCTTGTGAGGTAGACCATGATGCACTTGAACCTACTCGCCCCCAGACCGGCCCGTCCCGCGCCTCCCGTGGGCGCGTATGCCACCGAGACCGCGCTCAGGGCCAGGGACCTAGAGGTGAACCTGGCTGTCCTGTGCGGCGCGTGCTATCGCTGGTGCGCGTTGTGCCACCAGATGACGTGGCAGCGCGGCGTGGAGTGCGTTGACTGCGCGACGCTAGGGAGGTAGCAGAGGATGATCCGCATCAACTTGCTTCAGCCAAAGCCGGACCCGCGGTGGCCGCGCAAGCGGCATCCTGGTGGGCCTGGCAGACCAAAGAAGACAAAGGCTCAGTAAGCCAAAGCTAGACGTAGCGTGAGCCGTTCAGAGGCTAGGCTCGGACAGCTAGCCTCTTTTGCTTTGTCTTGGCGCAGTCGGCAATCTATCCCTACCCCCACCACCGGGAGAGGCCCCCCACCCGGGCACTTTTCCTGGGGCCACCTTCAGCACCTGACGTGCTAGTTTCTATGACTAGCTATCTGCTGCAGCCTGCCAGTGCTCGGTTGTCTCTCTCTCTCTCTCTCTCACCCCCCTTCATTCTGGCGGCCCCCGGGCTTTCGGTACGGATCCCCCAGGGCCTGGGGCAGTCGGATCGAATGAAGCATAGGGCCCGTTCTGATAGTCCGCGCATCGGTTGGTGACCAGAGCCCGCCCGACCCAGCTAAATGAGCATGGTGGGCAGGGGGCGGGACCGGGAAATTTGCCCGAGACCCGGACGCGGGGCGACCGCCGGCCGGCCGGCGGGACCCCCAAGGGGCTTTCAATCTGGATCGGCCTTAGGACAAGGAGAAGAGGAGATGGGAATTGGCGAGCTAGGAGCAGCAACATACCAGCGCATGCCGATGGTCAAACGTTCTCGGCCTTCAGTATTTGTCGCCGCCAACCGGGTGTTCATGCCAGACCCAGAGATCCTGGAGCCAGGTTTCGGGATCTACCATGAGTTCTGGCTCAGCCAGCTCACAGGGACCTGGTACTACAGATTCATGGGGCCGGCGGTAGCCGGAGTAGCCGACAGCGATATCACACTCTGACAAGGAGAAGCGAGATGGAAACCGACAATCCATTGGACGGGATGGACCAGGAGCTTCTCAAGGAGATCATGCTTGAAGGGCAGAGGCTCCAAGGAATCCTAATAGCGGCTGGTGTCAAGTCGTCAACCTTTGTGGCTTGTGCGCTGGTCTCCTACAGCATCAACCTGGTTGCTAGCAATACGGTAAAGCTCCCGGGAGCTTGGAAGTTCTTTCAAGCCTTGGTTCTCAAGGTGCTCTTGCCGGCCGGCGTGGACCTGGCTACTGTGAAGACCCTGGAGAGCCAAGCAGAGAAGCGTCGAGCCGACATGGCTAGGGCGCCAGAGATTCAGGAGTAGGAATAAAGGAGAAGCCGATGATCTCAGGTAGCTTTTGGTGTCAGGACATGCGGAGGCTGGTAGGGCTTCGGACCACGCCCAGGTTTCTGCTGGGGTTCAGCAGCCTGTGTCGGGCTGCGGAATGGAGCAAGAAAAGATGATGCAGTTTGCGGTTGTGACCGCGTCGGAGTATCGCGAGGGGCGCACGACTGTGGGGCCGTACACGGATTGGGCAGAAGCGCAACGGGCCATGACTCGCGTGGCCGAGCAGGGGTTTTCGATCAATGGCTCTCGCCAAGCGTTCGAGCGGGTCACGATTCTAAAGGAGGAAGAGCAATAGCACTAGCAACCCCGGAGTGCAAACCCTGGAGGAGGTAACGATGCTCTGCAAGTTGACTGATCAGGACCACAAGAGCTACGGCGGGCTGCTATGGGGCGAGGGAGTCACGCATACCGCCGAGCCTGGGGAGCTACCGCTTTGCACAAGTGGCTGGATACACTACTATGCTGATCCTCTGCTCGCGGTGCTGCACAACCCAATCCACGCAAACTACTTAAAGCCTTTGGGATGGGAGGTGCTGGTCGGGGAAGTGGTAAAGCATGAGGGACAACTCAAGTCGGGAGCGAAGACCTTGACTACGGTACGCATGATTGAGTTGCCGAAATTGTCGCCGGTGAACACAACCGCCTATGGAATCCTAGTTGCCAAGGAAGTCTGGCGGGATAAGACGTGGCAGCGTTGGGCCGACGACTGGCTTGCTGGTACAGACAGATCGGCAGCTGGGGCGCTGGCAGCCAGGCCGGCGACGGCGGCCAGGGTGGCAGCGTGGGCGGCGGCGTGGGCTGCCGCAGCCCACGCGGCAGGCGATGCCGTGGCGGCGGCGGCGTGGGCTGCCGCGGCGGTGGTGAAGGCGGCGGTGGTGAAGGCTAGGAAAAGTAATTACACACTTGACTTGCTCTCCCTCGCGAGGCAGGCCATGGAAGTCCGATGACACCTAGCCATTTGGCTGCCCAGGTGCAGCGGTTGGCCCAGCAGCTAGAGGACAGCACACCGGATCCTGTACTGCTTCACTGTATCAGGGCCTTTAGCATCCTAGGGCAACATAGCAGTTCTTGGGTACGTTCTGTGGTCTGGAAGGCACTGGACCATCTAGATCAGTACAAAGCGCCTGAGGAGACAAGCTGATGAGCATTGCTACGCCGATTCTGATCTACTCGCTGAGCCTGGGTGCGGACGCCGGGTCAACACTCTACGCTCGACGCCAGCCGGGCGTCATCGAGGCGAATCCGCTCATGCGGAACCGCGCGGTCATGATCGGATCGCACATAGCCAGCGCCGCAGCGCTCACCTATATCGATACTAGGCTCCAGCGGCGGTCGAAGTGCGCCCCGTGGGTCCTGCGTGGGGCCGTTCTTGTGGCAGGAGGCTTCGTCGCGCGCCACAATCTCCAGCAGGTAAGAAGGACACGATGAACACACGACAACTGTACCAACACCCGAAGGGCGACGCGGAAGGCTTCTGGGCCTGCGACCTCTACTCCTGCAATGACGCGGCCGAGACGCTGAGCGACAGCGAGCCGGACGAGGCGATCGAGAGCTACTTCAACGGCCGACTCTCGGCAAGGTGCGACGTGCTCGTCACGCTCAAGGAGGCGTTCGGCGACGCCATCACGGTCTACGGCTACACGCGGCGGAGGCTGGACGCAGGCTACCCCGACCCCGCGACGATCCTGGAGCGGGTCTTGGAAGACCTCGACGAGGAATACGGGGGCGGTGACGATCCGAGCGAGATCACGCCGGCCATGACGGCCGCGGTCGAAGCATTCGTCGCCGTGATCCGCTCCGAGTATGTGGTCTGGCAATGCGAGCAGATCCACCGCGCGGTGGTCAACATTGAGGCGTGGGTTCGTGAGTACCGGCCGGATTGGCTGGAGCCGGTCTCGTGACCCCCGCCACGGCGCGGCGGCTACTGGCTGCTGCCAAGGCGGTTATCGCCGGGTCTGACACCGGACGCTTGCCCCTATACGGCCGACGCTCGCTACTGGAAGCCATCGCTCAGGCCGAGCGCGAGGAGTCCGAGGAACTGGCCCTGCTGATCCAAGGAGAAGAAAGAGATGGAACAGGCAAACGATGCGGCTGTTGACCAGGCCATGGACAACGTCTATGCCAGAGGCAAAGACATCATGAAGGCTCTGGATGTGCTAGGGATCAAGGCGGACGGCTTGACCATGGTGTCAATGGTAGCACTGGGCATGTCCATGATCTCGGCCCAAGGAACAGACCGCTGGGATCTGTTCAAGGAGATGCTCCAGAACCTGCTAGAAGCAGGAGACGTCACTGCAGCCCAGAGCGATAAGGAGAAAAAAGAAGCCAAGATCAAAGACGCCATCTTGGATGCCTGCCTAGATGGAGTGCGCGATCCTGAGGGAGTCTAAGCGGAATGACAACCGAGTATGACGAGTATGACGGTAAGTTACTGCTGTGGCGGTTGGAACAGGAGCTAAGGGTAGCCCTAGACCAAGCAGCTAAACCACGCATGGGCAAGTGGAGAGGCAAACATTGTAGTTGTTCTGGGCAGCCCTGCATCCGGCACTGTCCCAAACAGACCGCTCCATGTGATTGTACCTGGTGGCAAGCATACCCAGCAGCCGAAGAACTGGTGGCAGTGGACAGCCCGGATGGCCTAGTAGACCCGGTCGACGGTATACCAGTGACGCCAGACCCAGAGCAGGTCATAGCGCCAGCTCCAGCCAGGATCCTGAACAAGACAGGTGAGCCGGCTAAGGATTCTTGTCCGCATGGTTTGAAACGGCGTCTGTACTGCTCGATCTGTGTCAGGGTAGATGCCAAGGCGCTGGCCAAAGAGACTCAGAGCCAGGGTCTGGCACAAGCATTGGCCGCAGTGATGAAAACTCTGGAGGGAGGAACAGGATGATGAGGAAGATAGCTAAGGTATTGGTGATTTTATGGATGCTCTTGCTATTAAGTTGGCTGCTGGCCGGCCTGATCCACACCACCCCTGACGCTGGCCTGGTCATTCGTAGCTGTCCAGAGGAAGAGTCGCCACCAGTAACTCCACCCAGCGGTTATCCACTCAAACAACACCAGGTAAGTGTTACAACCCTCGACAATGACCCTTGCCAGGATCAGGTGATCTTCTGTGACTATCACAATCTGGAGGCTATCTGGTTCAAAGACGAGCCGAAGTACGAGTGGCCGACGAAGAAAAACCCACGCGGAGAAGTCATTTGGCGGTTCTTTAAGCACGCCTACTACGACTCCGATACGCAACGCCGGGAGATCTGTGTGCTGCGGTTCCACTGCTAGGGGGCTCTGATGCCTAGACTCGACAAAGTAGTTCTGGCTACTGGTTTCATGGATAGGTTGGCCAAGCTGGAACGCCTGGAAGACCAGCTGGGGGTCTTGGGGAAGCTCAACGATGCTCTAACCCCCAAAGGCTACTCCGAGGCCAAGCCGAATCCATTGAGTCTTCAGATTCCTAGGGTAGCCAGGGGCTCCCACAAGCGGCACTGTCAGGCTGTCAATGCTCGTCAGCAACAGTGGATGGCCGATACAATCAGGAAGCTGGCCGGCAACGAGACCCTAGACGAATGGTTCAGGCGTCAGGAGCAGGAGGGTTGGAGAGGGTTAGAGCCATGAGTTGGATCAGGCTGCATGGAACCCATTCTGGAACCTGCTTGCATCTAGGCTTGCTCATGCTTGGGTTCACCTGGGATCCTAGGTTGTGGGGGCTCGACTGGCATGGCCCGGCATCTCCATGTTGTTGGCTATGGATCGACATAGGGCCATTTGAGCTAATGATAGGGAAGAAGGAAAAGAAAGAAGCAGAACCATGAACACCCATGTTTACCCAACACTGCTCTCTCGCTTCCTGGATTCCCTGGGGACTCGCTGGGTGGAGCCTGGCCGTGGCGATACCATGTTTAGGCTGGGAGCGGCCTTCAAGGACCCCCATCCCATGGTAACTGGGTTGACTTGCCTAGCACTGACCGGCCGTTCGCTCTCCGCCTACGACCTGGCCCGCTACGAGATCTTGAAGCAGGAGTACAAGAGAAAGGAGAGTTAGTAGATGGCGAGCACGAGTTGCCAATGCGCCGGCTGCGAACAACTAGCCCTGGGGGTGATGCTGCCAGTTGTTCCTCCTAAGATTGACGGTGTCAACTGCCCCTGTTCGCTGTGCTCTAAGTATCACTCTGGTTGCCGATGCCAGACCTGTAAGTTTTACAGGACCCCCGCATCTACTGACAAGGAAGAGCAGACCGAAGCCAAGATGGAAGACATTACCAAGGAGCCCAAGGACATGGCGGCTATCAAGAAAACCAAGGTGCTGCAGGCTGAGATCATCCGAGGTGGCAAGTTCCAGATCCCTGATGGGGTCACTCTGGATGACGCGATCGATTGCCTCCAGCGGATGAAAAGATACGACGAGGAAGTGGTTACGTTCCAAGAGACGATCAACTGCTTTCCATGGGACGGGGCTCATGCACTAGGGCACGTACTGAAGGCTCGCTTCGGCTGGGCAAGTGCCGAGCCGGTAGAAAGCTGGTTCGGGTCAGTCAAGCCCAAGATCATCAGCATCGAGTCAGGCTATGGAAAGACCGTCCAAATCTGCTGGGGAGAGTTCTCGGTGCCCGGGATCGACGGGAAGATCAGCTGTGGTGCTACTGAGCAACGTGGCCTGCTCTGCTTCGTACTGGCTGCCACGATCAGGCGCAAGTTCGAGCCTACCCTGAAAGCCATCGCCGACGACATCAAGCTGTGGATCAAGGAGCAGTCGATCTATCGAGGCCAGGCTGTGGGGATCAAGTTCACCGATGAAGGTGGAGAACGGCTGCAAATGGCTGAGGTCAAGTTCCTCGACGTAGCCTCAGTCGCTGAGGATGGCTTGGTCTTCCCGGAGGCAGTGGACTTCGAGATCAACAACTATTTCTTCACGCACTTGGAGCGCCGAGAAGACGTGAAGGCTCACGAGGTTCCGGGCAAATGGGGAGTGCTGCTGGAAGGACCGCCTGGAACCGGCAAAACCCTGGCCGCAATGGTTGCTGCCAAGAAGGCAACGCGCCACGGCATCACCGTCATCTACGTCAAAGAGATCAAAGACTTCAACGAGGCCATGCTGTTCGCGGTCCAGTATGCGCCGGCAGTGCTGTTCTGCGAAGATATTGACCGGATCGGATCGGGTGAGCGGGATGCCGCAATGGACCGGATCCTCAATATCCTGGATGGGATCGAGACCAAGGGCGCGGACGTGATGGTGGTGTTGACCAGCAACAACGCCGAGGCGATCCAGCCAGTGATGCTGCGTAACGGGCGAATCGACGTGATGATTCATATTACAGCGCCAGATCAGGTGGCAGCCCAGAAACTCCTGCGGCTCTACGGTGGCGCGCAGATCGCTCCCGACACCGATCTGACAGCGGTTGGAAAGGCTTTGGACGGCTACAACCCAGCTGCGGTCCGGTCTTGCGTGGACCGTGCCAAGCTGTCGGCCATCAAGCGGTCAGCACCAGGGACAGTCGCGCTGAATCTGACCAGTGCAGATCTACTTGGGGCTGCCCGCTCCCTGGCTCGTCAGCTCGAACTGATCAACCGGAAGCCGAAGCCGAGCCAGAGCAAGCTGGAACTGGGGGCTAGGATCATCGGCCAAGAGCTGGTGAAGGGGATCGAGGTAGGAGTCATAAAGGTTCGAAATGAGGCTCCTGAGGTACTGCTGGCGGCCCATGAGCATGGCGCTGGGAACGGGCAGGCACCAGCAGTCGAGTAGAAGAAAGTTACCACTGCTATGCTCGAACTAACTGAAAAAAGCTACATAGCCGGGATCTGGATGGCCGCAGGTCCCGGCTGCGACCTGATGATTTGCCTGCATAAGGACACTGATACTGAGCCATGGAAGATCACTGGGCGCCTCAGGATTCATGACCCAGAGGATCCAGGCAATGACCCATGGAGTGGTCAGGATCAGAAGCGCAGGTTCTCGGCTACAGCGCCTGCTGACATAGCGTATGTGCCAGAAGAGATCGCCGTGCTAGTAACTGCCAAGGCTGTTGAGACCTACCGAAAGAACCTCGGTTTTAGCCAAGCAGAGTACCTGGCAGTTGGCGGTAGCAGTGTCAAGCTACTAGAAATCATTCAGGGGCCCAAATGCCCTGAGTGGCTTTATTCCAAGGAGATCACCAGTGCCTCTGACACAGGGCTTTCGCCGAATTAGGGCCAAGCGTCTACAGCCAGGCGAGCTGATCGAAGACGGTGGAGAGCTTTGGCGTGTCAAGCGTGTCAACGACTGTCGAGCGTTGATCGTGCCGGTGGCTAAGGACAGACGCGAGTTCACCACGGTTGAGGGGCGAACGGTAGCTTTTGAGAGTACCAGGCGCCCTGCCAATATTAGTCCCTATTCGCTAGTAAGGAGAATCAATGAGAAAGAACAGGATCGAGAAGCTGATCGACGGGCTGGCGGAGGAACTGGCCCAGGATCTGACGGCCCGCGTAACCGACCGCCTGATGACACAAGCAATGGCATTGGGCAAGACTGCGGTGTCGATCGTAAGGGGGCAAGCGGCGTTGCCCAAGACACCACAGACAGCTGTGGCCAGGACGCTCAAGATCAAAGTGTCGCCGCCCAAGACCAGACGCCAACGCCACAAGCTGACTCCCAGGGAGTGTCAGTACAAGGAGTGCAGTCGGAAGTTCCTGGCCAAGCGCCGAACCGCGATGTTCTGCCAGCCGATCTGTGGGAACCGTCACTACCGAAACCTACCCAAGAGCCGGTGGTTCGCTCACGGGAAGCCACGAGCAACACAGCCCAAGCCCCAGACCCTGATCCCCGGTGACCCCTTGAGAGCGAGTACGGCGCCGAAGTAAACTAGAGGCTAGCGTTCTAAAGGAGGCCAGCTATAGCAAACGAAGATCAGGCCCAGGAAAAGAAAGCTGAGCCACCAGTTGAACCAGTAGCTGAACCCTTCGATGTTTCAATCGACGAGCTGCTGGCCGAGAAAGACGAACAAGTCCCATTCCTGATCTACCCATATGTGCCGGCTAGCGGGATAGTACTGCTGTATGGCCGCTTCGGAACCTACAAAACACCTTTGACCTTCACCATGGCCTGTGCAATCGCTACCGGCAGGCAAGTGTTTGGGCTAAAAGCTAGTGAACCGGCCCCGGTGTTGTACATTGAAGCGGACAGCCCTAGAGCCGGCATCAGGGCTAGAATGCAAGCAATCGGCGAGCGGTTCAGGCCAACGCCTGAGATGCTTAGGCTAGTCAGAACCGACAACAACTTTGACCTGCTAGATGACCACCCTAAGAACGCCGGTGACATAGCGATTCTGGCTAACCTGGCACGGGTCAGACGTCGGTATCCGTTCAAGGCAGTGTTTGTCGACGCCTTGAGGTCGATTCAACAGCTAGACATGATCAATGCCACTTCGCCATACAAAGCCTACACTGTGTTGAAGCGGATGTTTCCAGAGGCGGTCATCGTGATTATTCATCATGACAGGAAGGTTAGTCCACCAGCGGTAGCCAGCGAAGAACAGACCGAAGCCATGCTGGCTGAGTCATTTAGCGGCTCCCAGGCGTGGCTTGATCATGCAACAGTGGGAGTCCGGGTCTCACATAGAGTCAACAGGGTCAAAGCTGCGTACCCAAGAAACATAACGCTGACGCATACTAAAAGCCAGGTGTCTGATCTAGTGGATCAACTAGTGCTAACCGTCCACGAGGGCGGCGCTATTATCACCAACACCGGCGAAGACGCGATGTCTGCAGTGGCAAAGATCCTAGACACCTTGCCTGGAGATCTGCCTGCTGGGGCCAAGGACAGGGCCTTGGCTACAGCCCTAGGAATCTCGGAAGTGACGGCAAAACGGCGCCGCCTAAAGCTCGTAAGTGATTTGGAGCAAGGGGATCTTGGATCACCCCCCTTGATCCAGAACTGAGCTGCCGTAAGTGCTTAGCGAACAGCAACCTGGCGGGAACGGAACCCCGCCGGATCCGGTCTGGATCAACCCTATATATAGTACAGGCCGTGATCCAGACACTTTGATCCAGAAGTTGGGAGGTTTGCTCCGATGACTTACAGGGACTGGGCCGCCGAGGATTTCGGCGGCTATGAAGACGACCAGCTGGCCATGGTCCGAGAGCGGATCTGGCTTAAGGTTTATATCCCGGTGGCTACTGCGCTAGGCGCCCAAGAGCAGTTACGTTACGCTGGGGACGACGCTCGTGTGCAGATCATGGGAAAAGCCGTAATTGCGGCAGATGCAGCAGTGCGGGCGTTCATGCTGGCAGCAAGGGGGGAATAAGGCAGCTAGAAGGCTCAGGACGGGCCTGAGAAAGCGCAGTAGATCCCGGTGGCTAAGGATGAGCTTCGATTGATCCTAGGGCATTCTAGAGCCCTTAGAGGGCAAATGGCACTTTGGCCTACTAGCCGTACCAGGTACGAGAAAGGGACTGCAGACTGCCAGATGGCCAGGTTCCTCGGGTATCACTACGAGGGAGTAGGAATCAGGAGAAAGGGTCTGGCACTTCCACTGGCCACCGGAACCTATCTGCATCAGGCTCTGGCATTGTTTTTGAAGGGAATGGCGCCCAAGGAAGCAGTAGCCAAGGCCACTGCCGCTTACCGAGCCGAGGTCGCTGAGCGTGGCTTCGCAGACCAGCATGACGTCCTATTTACGGTAAGTGAACAATGCTGCCTGATAGAAGGGCTGTTCTGGGGATGGGTGCTTCAGATCTACCCTAAGATCGCTGAGCGGTTTGAGATTCTGGATGTAGAACGTGAAGAGCAAGTAGTGCTGGGCTGTACCTGCGGAGGGCCAGCAGGAGACCACGCTCAGCACACTAGAGCCTGCAAAGGAGTAGTGTTGATTGCTAAGCCGGATTTTGTAGCCAGGGACAGAGAATCCCATGACCTTACTGTCCATGACTTCAAAACCTCAGCGAGCTTCAGTGAAGCTACTTTTGACCAGTATCGAGCGAGTCTCCAGTTTGCGTGCGGAATCTTGGGAGTAGAAGCCAGGACTGGCGAGCGTGTGCAGGGGTTCTACGTACATGCAATGCTCAAAGGAGGGCGAGGCGTGTTTAGCAGAGGAGACAGGCTGAGTCCTCAGGAGAGACAATACAGCCTACTTTGCTATGCCAAGATCGCTGCTCCAAACCCACCAGTGATGCCCAAGACTAGCTGGGATCTGAAGGGATACTGGGTAGACAAAGACCCGGTGTGGGAGGCGGAGTTTAGTGAGAAGCCACCCGAGATGGGGAACTCTGAATACTGGGTCAGGGCACTAGGCGAAGTTGAACTGGCCAAACACTTCATGCTGGCTGGACCATTCAATAGACCTGATGCAGTGATCGATACCTGCGTAGCCGGCCTAGTTGGGGAGGAGCACCAATGGATCGACAGGCTCTGGAGACTGGCTCAAAACAAGGAGCCGTGGGATTCTGCAGGATTTCAGAGAGCCCTAGCCTACGAGGCGCCACCTAGCTGGAACTGTTACAGCTATGGCTCAGCTTGTCAGTTTGTCGATATTTGCCATAGGCGCGTCGGCTGGAAAGATCCATTGGGCAGTGGAAAGTACGTGAAGCGGGAACCATTGCATCCGGAGCTGGAAGCGGGAGGTAGAGATGAAGAGAAGGGATAAGCGGAAAGTGGGGACCTTGGTAATCAAGCTGAGAACGTGGCTGCATGGGAGTGAGAGACACTATCAAGAAGCCTCCATGCTGCGGAACCCAAAAGGCAAGATGTGCTGTCTAGGGTTCTATTTCAATGCCCTGGGGGTCCCAGCTGATGACCTGCTGAAGATAGGTAGTCCGGATGAGCTGAAGCTTATGCTAGCCACCAGCAGCAAAGGATACCCAAAAGAAGCTGCTTGGCTGATACACAAATCCGCCTCTGGTAAGACTGTTAACAGCGCTCTCACAGACGGTCTCATAGCAGCCAATGACTACGCAGGAATGACACTCCCCGAGCGGATGGCTATGGTCAAAGAGCTGTTTGCCAAAAAGAAGATTAAGGTCAAGTTCGTATGATAGCTGCCAGCTTCGCTCTTGGCTTACTCGGCGGTGCCATGCTGATCTTGGTCATCTGGGCCAAGGTGACGATGAGTGATCTGCGACAGAGCCAAGAGAGTCACAACCACACAGGCCAAAACCGAAGAGGACCAGGAAGAGACAACAGGTAATGACGATAGTACAGGAGACTAATGGCCGATGGCCAAGACTAATGGGGAGGAGAAGATCAGGGAAGGTGAGGACGCACCGGTCCAGGCAGTGACGGTTAGTACAGGAAGCAAGCTGACGACAGCAGAGTCTGAAGCGGTTGACCAATTGCTTCAGATGGATGTCCAGAAGCTGACCCAAGAGCAGACGAGCAAATATCTGTTTTGGCTTGCCAAGCGGCGTGGCCTGGACCCGATGACCAAGCCTTTTGACTTGATCACGCTGCAAGGAAAGCGCGTAGTGTACGCCAATGCTGGCTGTGCCGATCAGCTTCGGGAGATCCACAGGATCTCGATAGAAGTTCTTGAAGAAGGACCATTAAGGCTAGGAGACCAGGTCAGGCCAGATGTCTACATAGTGAAGGTCAAGGCTAGTTTGCCGGACGGGCGCTCACTAATCGAAGTGGGCGGTGCTGGCATAGAGAACCAGACTGGAGAGAACCTATGGATCGCGATCGCCAAGTCCTACACCAGGGCTCAGCGCCGTGCTACACTTGGTCTCTGCGGCTTGGGAGTGCCAGATATTAGTGAGTTAGGAGAACAGGTGGGAGCAGGTGGTAGCCAGATAGTCGGCGGCCAACGTCGCCTTTTCCCATCCCAGTCGTCTCTAGCCCCAGACCTCCCATCGGCGGGCAGCAGTTCAACGGCCATCGGGAACATGACAGTTATCCCGCCGGCCACCCCACCGATCAACCTACCCAAAGCGCGCTAGGAGAGAAAATTGCCTGATATCAATGACCTAGACCTGATCGCCGACAAGTTGCCAGCAGTCAATCCGCAGGAGATCCCAGACAACAGAGGATTTAGTCAACCTCTGCCACAGCCCGGAGCCTACGAACTGCGTCTGCCGGCTGATATAAGCAAGAGCTACAAGTCGGTGCTTGCTGATGTTGGCCAGCGGATTGCAGTGGTATTCGAGGATGCCAATGGGCTGACCGTAGTGAAAACTGGCCAGGGGGTCAAGGCCAGAGTGACCAATGTGGAGCGGGAAGTGGACGGCAAGTTGGTGTCGGATTTCGGCACTCTACTCAAGGTCCTGGGCTCTACCAAGATTTTCACCGACAACAAGGAGTACGCTGAAGAGCTGAACTCGCTTGGTCCCAACAAGACCTTCGTCGCCGACTATGACTGGTCTGGGTTCTGTGATCCCAGGAACGACGTCTATGGCGAGAGTGGGAGGATCCCAGGGAAGAAGGGTTGTGGCGTAAGGTATCAGACCTGGATCCCGTCGAAGCCTCGCGCTGATGGCGCTACAGTCAAGCTGATCCCAGCTGAAGCAGGTGTCTTCCATGAGAGATTCGTCTGTGCGTGTGGGGCTGTCGTCCGCTGCTTCGGTGATATTCGCAGGATCAGGAAGTAGGGAGGGGGTCACCTTTATGGAGGAACGGAGGCTAGGCGGTGTGATTTCAGCTGTGATGGAGGCCAAGAATTTTGGTTACATCGCAGTAGGTGACAAGGAATATTTCTTCCATCAGTCGATGTTGGAAGATCCGAAGCTGTGGGATGCCTTGGATGATGATGGGCTGAGGCTTGTCAGGCCAGGGCGTAATGTCAGCTTTGTTCCTCTCATCTCGGCACGAGGCAACCGGGCAGTCGGCATCCTGCTGCTGTCCGAATCTGGAGAGGAGGTGTTGACTGCCAAACCTGGACCGGCTGGAGAGGTTCAGGGAGGAAGTCGAGTGGATCAGCAAGAATGAAGGGGACGAGGGAAGTCGGCTAGAGCAAGGAGTAGTGCTGCTGCATGGCGGTATTACACTTCTGCTCAAGGAAGGTCTGGTGCTTAGCCAGGTTGTGGAACTGGCTATGCATTATCCAGATAAGGCAGTTCTAAACTAGAGGACCAGGAAGAGCTGGGGGACCAGGAAGAGCTAAAAATAATTAACAAACTGCAAGTGAAGTGGCCCAGTGCTTCAGAAGCCGTCGACATGTGCCGGATGCGTATTGTTTGACAGGGGTCTAGGTTATGCCCCAGCTTCAGGTCCAGTACAAGCTGAGCTAGCGATTGTAGGAGAGGCGCTAGGACGCTCTGAGGCTTTGGCTGGCCAGCCTTTTGTCGGTCCTAGCGGAGAATTGCTCAACCGCTTACTGACCAAAGTTGGCCTCGATCGGGCAGCAGTCAGGGTAGACAACTGTGTACGCTGTCAGCCACCCAATGATTGGCTAGATGGCGCCCCTTGGGAACACCAAGCACTGGCCACCTGCAGGCAGTATCTGGATAAGACCTTAGGTGAAGGCAGGAGAGCGGTGGTGGCCCTGGGAGGTTCTGCCACTCGCCAGCTTCTAGGACTTCCCCGCAAAGGACACAAGCAGCAGAACTGGCATGGCCAGCCGGTACTGGAACCTCATGGTCGCTTCTGGGTAGTACCCAGCTTCCACCCAGCTTACCTACTAAGAGGCAACAAGAAGCTGAGTGGAGTGGTCTGCTGGGATTTGAAGCAAGCGATTGAAGTGGCCGGGGGACGTGACCCTAGGCCGGCACCGACTAGTCTGGTAGTAGACCCCAGCCCGTCCTGGTTCGAGCAGTGGGCCACTAGGATCACTGAAGACTGCTGGCTTGCTGTTGACATTGAGACCCAGGACAAGATTCTTGGGCAGGCCGAAGATGAGCTAGCAGATGATTTCGGCGAGATCATCAGGATCAACTTTGCTTACCACCCAGATCAGGGGGTGACAGTCCCTTGGTCTGGCCAGTATTTGGCGATAATTAGGAGACTTCTTGGACACCAAGGAGTTCAGTGTTACTGGAACGCTAGTTACGATATCCCAAGGCTACGAGCAGCCGGTTTCGCCTCCACAGGGAGAGTGCTTGATTTCATGTGGGCCTGGCACGTGCTTCAATCAGACCTACCACGCGGCCTTGGATTCGTGGCGCCATTCTACTCTGACTACGGACCTTGGAAGCATTTATCCGGGACTGACCCTGGGCGCTACGCTGCTGTGGACGCAGTGCAGACACTGCGATGCGCTTTTGGTATCACTAGAGACCTCCAAGCTGGAGGTCAGTGGGAAGCCTTCCAACGCCATGTTTACTGCTTGGATAGTCAAGTGCTCAAGCCAGCCGAAGACGCTGGCTTGGGGGTGGACAAAGCTGGGCTTGCTGCTTACCGTCAAGAACTGGCTAGTGAGAAGCTGGTACTGGTTGCTAAGGCCCAGAACCTAGTTGACGAAGCACTAAAACCTCTTGGGCCGTCACTAGCGCGTAGACCAGCTGGCGAGGCTGGGATCGTAGAAAAGCTGGAGCTTGTCGAGATCCAGCTATGCCTGACATGTAGAGAAGTGAATGTAACTAAGACCCACCGCTGTAAGGATGAGAAAGGAAAAATCAGTAAGGAGCTTAAGCCCAAGGTAGTGAAGGAGTCGCAGCAGACCAGCAGATATCATAGGCAGCTTCCATTCAATCTGGGCAGCCCAGATCAGCTACTTAACTACATCAAGCATAAGAGACATAAGCCTGGGAGGGCCAAGAAGACAGCTAGGGATAGCACTGATGAGCAAACACTAGCCAGGCTAGCCAAGACCACTAAGGACCCGTTGTATCCGCTAGTTCTAGACTACCGACGTGTTGATAAGGTCCTGGGAACCTATGTAGAAGGGACCGAGAGGCGGCTGGGGGCAGATGGCAGACTCCACCCGACTTTCACCCATGGGCCCTCTACAATGCGGCTCAGCTGTGTCAACCCGAACCTTCAGAATGTCGACAAGGAGAGCAAGTTCAGAAGGGCACTGGTGGCAGGACCTGGGATGGTTCTGCTGGAGGTCGATTTTAGTGCAATCGAAGCTGTAGAGACTGGCTGGTTCCTAGGTGACCCAGATTTCGTTCGGCTAGCCAAGCTTGGTATCCACGATTACCACGCTGGACACGTGCTGGGGGAGCGGGTTGACGCTGGCTGGGGGGACGATGAGCTAAGACAAGCATTGAAGGCGATTAAGGCAAGGGCTGGGGCTCAGCGAGATAAGTCTAAGCGCACGATTTATGGATGCCTATCAGGCGCACATGAGGTTTTAACGCCACAGGGCTGGGTGCGCTTGGACCAGCTACAGACTGGAACACAGGTGGCACAATGGTCTAACGGGGCTATCGAGTTTGTCGTACCTTCTAGGATAACCAACCGTGACTGGCAAGGGGAGATGATCAGGTTAGAAGGTCGTGGCTTGTCAGCTACGATGACTCCTTGGCATAGACTAGCTACCATCACTAACAATGTCCTTGTAGAGCGTACGGCTGACACATTAAAGAAGCATGATCGGATTCCAATAAATGGCATACTTCAAGGCCCCGTTGAGGATGGTGTCTATCCACAGTTGGCTGCCGCAATCCAGGCAGATGGTCATCTCAGTAGAAAGAAAGTGCGCTTCTGTCTGAAGAGGTCTAGAAAGAAGAAGCGGTTAGAGCTGCTTCTCCAGACCTGTCACGCTGATTTCACCAAACGAGAATATCCAGACTACCCAGGCAGGACTTACTACAGAATTAGCAAAGCTTCCATACCAAGGGCTCTGGCTTATCTAGCTGAGCCTGACAAAACTTTTGTACTGGATAAGCTGCTAGTCCTGACAGCCAGCCAGAAACGTGCCTTAGTCGATGAAACCACCTTCTGGGATGGACACCGACATGGTAAGCAGTCCTGGTACATGACGACCAACAAATCCAATGCAGAGGCGATACAGACACTGGCACATCTGGCAGGGATACAGGCGCTACTCCAGATGCACCTAAGGGAAGGTAAGAGGCTACCTCTGTACAAGCTGTCATTTAACAAGCGAAAACTAGCTCGGGTTTGCTGTCTTATCAAGACGCTGGTCCCTTGGGACGGACCTGTCTACTGTGTTACCGTCCCATCTAGCTACTTCTTAACACGCCATAGGAACCGGATCAGCGTCACTGGGAATACTCTCTATGGGATGACCGCTCTAGGACTCCACAAGACTTACCCGGAGCTGTTCCCTACAGTAGCTAGTGCAGAGGCTAACCAGAAGCTGCTGTTCGAGCTATGCCCTAAGCTTCCTGCCTGGCACCAGGCCCTGCGCGATCGGGCTTGGAAGATGGGGTATTTGGGGGGAGCTGACCATCCATTCCACTACAAGCATTGGTTCTGGGAAGTTTATCAGTGGGATGGACAGCGCGGCGAATGGACACTAGGAGCTGATGCTAAGTCCTGTATTGCTTACTATCCACAGAGTACTGCAGCTGGTGTCTTGTACGAGAGCTGTCTGGAGCTGACTGACCTGGACATGGAGAACTGTATTCTACAGGAAGGCCAGGTCACACCATTCAGAGCCCTAGTTCATGATTCGGTGTTGCTGGAGATCTACAAGAGCGAAGTCGACAAGGTGCTGGCCAAGGTTGTCAATGCCATGACCAGGCCGATCGAGGAGCAGCCAATGGTGGGGGAGCTAGCCAAGCTAGGTACACACCTACAAATCGGTGTGGCCGCCAAGCTAGGAGCTAACTGGGGAGAAATGGAGGAGATTGCGTGCTAGATGATGATGGCTGGCGGCGGTTATGGCGGCAGTGGTCAATTGGCAGCGCAATCTGCATTCCCATATGTGCCCTCCTGGGATCTCTCTTCAAAGACACTTCCATGAGCGTCCAGATTCCACTGGCAGTCGCGGTAGGCTTGACCTGTGCTCTTACTATCGTCTGGCTCGATCTAGATTGGCCAGAGAGCTGGAGATAAGCTGGTGGTCCACGGCATAGCCTTTCTAACTGACTTCCTAGTGATCTGGCTAGTAGCCTTCATCGCTTTGAGACTCCTGAGGAGGAAGTAGCAATGTGCATGTACTTTGTCATTAGAAAGGGACCAATCCCTAGGGACACCAGGGCCTGGAAGATCCTGATACCCATTGGAGATGATGCGTTTGACTCCCCGTTATATCATTCCGGTAAGCCATACAAATACGACACCTGGATCAAAGCTAGGGGGAGCAAGCTGATCTATGCCAGTCAGCTTAAAAAGCTGCGTAGCTACAAGCCCGGCTTCCACACCTTTAATACCTACAAGGCAGCTCTACGCTACCTAGAGGGAACGGTGGCAGCAAACAGGGTGATCAAAGAAATCAAGCTTCGAGGCACTGGAGCTTATGGAAGTCAGAGTGCTGACTGGCCACCATCGTCGCCTTCCTTCTTCGGCTGGACCGCCTCCGAAATGCTGATCATTGGCCCTAAGACCAAAGCTGCTGACACTAGGGCAGCAGCCAAGCGGAAACGCTCGGGCAAATCTCCACTTGCCAAGCCTCGGAAGAGAGCCTAGATTCTAATCAGACAGCGTGGTGTAACGGGAGCATCCGAGCCTCCAAAACTCGTGGGTCCAGGTTCAAATCCTGGCGCTGTCGCCAAAGGGGGTGATGCCAAGCTTGCAGCACGGGACCTCTTGTGGTTGCCAGAACTGTTTCCCTCAAAGGCAACCGAGCCCCATCTCGGAAGCTCGGGGTGGGGCTCTAGTGACATTACCTTAAAGGAGTTATATGAAGCAGAACCTTACTGAGCTAGTTGTCGTGCTGGACCGCTCCGGCTCGATGTCAAGCTGCCGCTTAGACATGGAAGGGGGCCTCAGGGCTCTCACTGCTGATCAGCAGCAGCTTCCTGGTGAATGCCACCTGACCCTCGTCCAGTTCGACGACATCTATGAGTTGGTGTTTAGCAGCAAGCCGATCCAGGAAGTCTCGGAAATCAGGCTAGAACCTCGAGGCATGACCGCCCTTCTGGACGCTGTCGGCCGTACCATCGATAGCGTAGGCAGCCGTTTGAGCAACACCCCTGAGGATCAGCGCCCCCAGCTAGTCATCTTCATCATCATCACTGATGGCCAGGAAAACGCCAGCACGCGCTACAACAGGGCCCAGGTTGCTCAGATGATCAGTCATCAGCGTGATGTTTACAGCTGGCAGTTCACCTATCTGGGAGCCAACGTGGATGCTTTTGCTGAAGCGGGTGGACTGGGAATTGCCAAGCAACAAGCTGCTGTCTACACCGCGGCTACGGTCAAACCCAGTATAGACATCTTGTCGGCCAACATTGGAGCTACTAGGGCCACTGGTGACCCTGTGCACATGGCTTATTCAGCATTGCAGCGTATCACCATGAACCCTAAGGACCCAGGCACCGAAGACAAAGGACAGGCATAGGTAAGCAGGTAGGCATAGTATAATCCGTCTCTGGGAAGCTCGGCGAGAAGGGTCTCGCAGGTGGCTGTAAACCACCCCTCCTCAGTGAGCAGCAGGGTTCGATCCCCTGGCTTCCCACCAGCAGGCCCAGCGCCTATGGCTCTTTGACAACTGACTAACTTCATACCTGACAAGGTAAGGTAGAGTTTCGTCCCGCCGACCGCATGATTTTTTCATAGCGTAGACGGGGGCTCGGTACGCAACCCGAGCACCAATGGCCCTGTGGTGCAGCGATTAGCATGCATGGTTCTCAGCCATGTGACTCGGGTTTGAATCCCGACAGGGCTACCATACGGTGGAGCAGGGAGAGAATTTCGCAGGGCCGGTGGTGGGCTAGCCCTTCCCCTTCTCAAGCTCTACCTCCATGCGCGGATGGTGCAGCCGGTAGCACACGGCCTTGCCAAGGCCGAGACGGGGGTTCGAATCCCCTTCCACGCTCCAGGGGGCACCGGGGGGAATAACAGAGCAGATGCAGTGTCACCGCCAGCCCGCCGCTGCAGCGTCCGGTATACGGCACACGTGACACCTGCTCTCTCTACCCTCCACCGCCCCATAGATAGGGCTTCCGCTTGAGCCCTCAATGGGAGAGTCACGCTCCAATCTCCCGACAAGCGTAGGGGAGCCGCCGGTCCCCATTAAGGGCCTCCACCCAACCGGCTTTGGCGAGACCATCCACTCGCAGAGCGCGGACCCTGGTCGTCCTCAGTAGGGTTATGGATGGACTGAGGGACTGAGGGCATAGATCGAATGTGGTGCGGCGTGGAAGGACACGCGGTGCGGGACATGTCGCGGATCGTGTAGATATTCTACACGCATAGCCCGCAGCCGGGACAGCCAGTGTCGAGTCTGGCCACCACAGAGCGAGTGTCGTCCAATGGTAGGGCCTCAGCCTTCCAAGCTGATGACGGCGGTTCGAGTCCGCTCACTCGCTCCAGACTGCTGTGGTAGCTCAATGGGAAGAGCAGCGTCCTGGTACGGCGCAGACAGTGGTTCGAAGCCACTCCGCAGCTCCAAGAAATGACAGGGCATGTCGAGGGGTTCGAAGGGAGCTTCGACCCTCGACGGTCATGCTCTGTCCGCTGCCCAGCAAGGTCGCTCCCCTGGGCATGCCGGTGCAACTCCGGCTCGATGGCCGAGATCCAGAGGATGACGAGGATGGGCGGTTGACGCCCTAGATAGACTGGAACAAGTCCTCAAGGCCCCCACTGCTCTCTGGGTGACAGGAGAGGCTCGCCGGGCAGTACCGCCGCACCCCCACGTACCGCCAGGTGGCCTGGTGTTGGTAAGCACTGGCTAACCACTTGGACTTACCCGGTGCGTGGGGTTCCATGCCGGGCTACTGCTGGGACGATCAAGACACGTGCAGTACCAGCAAGTCCCGGCTCCACGCAGGCATGGTGTCAATGCAGCATAGCTGGCTCTTAACCAGCCTGGTCTGGGTTCAAGTCCCAGTGCCTGCACCATTCGATAGGACTAAAGCTGAAAGGATGCGGTGGCCGGGCAGCCGGTAATGGGTGGGGATGATATAGGGCTGCTTGACTCTCCGCCAGCCACCACAATCCTGATATGATGCTTATAGCCCCGTAGCCCAACGGCAGGAGGCACGTGCCTTAGAAGCATGACAGTGGGAGTTCGAATCTCCTCGGGGCTACCAACCCGGCGTGGCGAAATGGCAGAGCGGCTGGCTCAAACCCAGTGTCTAATAGAGGTTCGAATCCTCTCGCCGGGACCATGGCCCAGTAGCGAACTGGCACAGCGCCCAGCCTTAAGAGCTGTGGTAATCTGGGTTCGAATCCCAGCTGGGCCATTCAACAGGGAGCCAGCTAATTAATGTCTAGACCACAGCGCCGTCATGCTCGTCGTACTCGTCGGCTCCGCGAACCTAGACTGGTGAAGCTTCTATACTTCACCTGCTACGTTTGTGGATCAGATAAGTTCGATGACCGGTCCCCACGGTATAAACTGCTGTGTGGCCACTGCGGTACCGTCAATCTAATCATCCGGGAGGCATAGTCGAGCGGCAAGACGCCTGGTTGTCAGCCTGGTAGCGCGGGTTCGAGTCCCGCTGCCTCCGCCAAACAGAAAGCTTTCTAGAACCCAGAACGTTGCTGGGCACCTAGTGAGCCTGCCGGAGATGAAGGTTCGAGTCCTTCGGGGGGCCTGGCTAAGCATGGCCTTAACTGTGGGTAGGATACCCCCCACATGCCCCCTCTTCTAAAGGGAGGATACCGGCCCTAGGGGGAGCTATCCCCGCAGCGGCTGTCTAGTCAACAGTCCATAAATAGCAGGGCGTAAGGTGCTGCTGGATCCGGAACCAGCCGTATCGAGGGAGCTTGACGACGCTCCCACCCTGGGGGCCTAGTGATAAAGGGAGCACGAGCGGTTTGCACCCGCTAGGTGAGGGTTCGATTCCCTCGGCCTCCACCATTTGATCAGGGAAAGGAAAGCATGTGAGCAAGTTCAGTAGGTGGCTAAGGCAGCCATCGGCCAATTGGGATGCTCTGGAAATTGTGGCAAACACCATTGGCGGTATAGCTGCTCTATTACTGGCCATACAGAGCTGGAAGTTAGTCGGCTCTGGGGCGTTAATAGGAATCCTACTATGGACTCGTCATGCCTATCGCTATGACTGGCTTATAGGAATCGACCAATATAACCGTCTAGCCCGCTTCCTGATCGAGGCCCAAAAGAACTACGATCCCCCGTGGGGATCCGCCCAGCTAAAAGAGGAGAAGCCGGACGAGCACTTACCGCCCAAAGCCTAATCGGCAGTCCCAGGAATTTTCCTGGGCTTTATTGCTGGAGTAACATTAGCAAGAGCACCTGTCGAGTCGTGGGTGAAGGTAAGGGGTTGCCTTCACCCTGTTGCGGGGAGGCCCGGAGGCCAGCGTAGGTTCATACCCTATCGCGGGAGGGTTCAACTCCCTCCTCCGCTTCCATACTCCCCTAGCTCAATGGCAGAGTACCTGGCCTACACCCAGGGGGTTGAAGGTTCGAGTCCTTCGGGGAGTACCAACAGACAGGAAAGGAGAAGCTGTGAAGCCAGAGCACAAAGACTTGCCAGTCCCTGAGGCCCTAGCCAAGATCGAGAAACTAATAGGCCAAGGCGCCCTATGCTGGGTCAAGTTCACCTGTGATCACTGCGGCTCCAGGCAGACTAGTGACACTCCCAACACCTGGGCCACAGCTGGTTACACTTGTGAAGAGTGTGGCAAGCTGACAATCCCAGAACGCATAGGCTTCATGCTGGCATTCAGCAATCAGGCAAGCAAGGAGCTGTTGACCGAGCTAAGTAACAAGCTAGAATAGGCAACTGATGTGTCCGTGGGGTAGTGGAAGCCCGAGGGGTTGTGGCCCCCTAAGCGTGTGGTTCAAATCCACCCGGACACCCCATTGGGGGTTGGTGTAACCTGGCAGCACCTGCGGCCTGGGACCGCATAGTGAGGGTTCAACTCCCTTGCCCCCAACCAATTTAAGGAGGAGTAACTAATGGCAACAGCCATTAAGATTGACCCAGAGCAGGCGCTAAAGGCTGAGGAGATCTACTATGAGCTATACGTGGACCTCAGTGAAGGCAGCGACTTCGTGGAGGGGACCTATCTAGGAATCAAAAAGGCCAGGGACAAAGTTGTCTCCCTGATTTCTCAAGGCTATGTACCGCAGGCCATCAAGGATGTCCTGCATCTACACCCTATCAGCAGTGTCGAGAAGTTCAGTCTCCGCCCGGTGTTCAAGAACACGATCAACTGAGGGATAGCACAATGGAAGTGCAGCCGGCTCTGACCCGGCCGATCAGGGTTCAACTCCCTGTCCCTCGGCCAACTGAATAGAGGTGGTGCGGACTGGCCGCAGAAGGCGTCGCTCAGGTGTAGCTCAATTGGTTGAGCAGCGCCCTGTTAAGGCGAAGGATGTAGGTTCGACTCCTACCGCCTGAGCAACGTCCTCTGCAGGACCTGTCAGCCAACTATAGGAGATCCGATGGCACTTAGTCATGTTCATACTGCTTTAACCGCGCTGTGTAGTGCTATTAATCAGCAGCTGCACAAGCTTAGTCCTGGGGACAGCCCTACTTACCTTCAAGGCCGTCTCACTGGCAACATCGAAGGGCTTACTTTGGCCCTTTCTATTGTCCATACAGCTTGTCTAGCCAAAGAAGACGCTGATCCTCTAGAAATCGCCGAGCAGAGCGTAATTGAGTCCAACGAGGCCATGGCGCAGTTCAGAGTCATAGTAGGGTTACCTGTGCTTCCCGGCGACCTTACAAGGAGATCCTCCAATGAAGAACCCAACTGACCGGTTCATGCATTGTCATAGCTGTGTTCAAGAAATCCAGGCCGGCACAGCAGGAACCAATTCTCCAATGGAATATGCCAGGTTCTCGGTCGGCCTGTCACCAGCTAACGAGCTAGTAGTCTGGTGCACCCGGCACGATCTACAGATCTTCACTACAGGTACCGATCCACGTGCTCAAAGCTTTGTTAGTGACTTCCGGGCCGCGTATCCTGACTGCCCATGTTGTGGCGTATCTGCTCATGTAAAGGTTACTCCTCATGCAGTTAACTAGTGTTGCTCTACTAGTTCTGCTGGCTCTAGTCGTTGCCTACGACCTGTTCGCCGTGCTTACGCATCGAGACACCCTCAGTGAAGGGATCTGGAAGGCTAGTAGACGCTGGCCCGTGATTCCATTCTTCTTTGGCGTCCTAGCTGGGCATCTGTTCTGGTGCCCTTGTGCAGGATAGATAATGAGCGACTGGAACTGGCAAAAGACTGGTTGGTTACTGCTGGCCTGATTACATACTTCGTAGTGGGCGCTATCTATGTTGTGGTAGCCTTACTAGATGATGACGATGGGCCTGTAGTGTAATGGCAGCATAGCGGGCTTTTAACTCGCACGGCGAGGGTTCGACCCCCTCCAGGCCCACCAAGGAGAGCGCTCATGTCTGACACAGTCAAGATCGGCCCTGACGACGAGGAGAAGTTCAAAGCCTTCGAAGAGCGGATGCGTAAGCGAGAGCAGAGAGAGCTAGAAGAGGAGCAGAAGGAAGCGACGCGCTTGGCACAGCAGGAGGAAGAGGAGAAGCGTAGGCGATCCAATCGCTAACCCATCCCTCGTCCAACGGCAGGACGCCCGGCCGATTACCGGGAAATCAGGGTTCAAGTCCTTGGGGATGGACCAAGCTGTGGTGGGGTAGTAGGTAGCCCAGCGGTCCCGTAAACCGCAAGCGAGGGTTCGATTCCCTCCTGCAGCTCCATAAACAAGCAGTCTCTGGACAGGTAGCAAATGTGGTCATCGCGACCGCCTGAAGAGCGGTAGAATCAGGTTCGATCCCTGACCTGTCCACCATAGGGAGCAAAGGGAGATTCGAATTGACTGACAAAGTGTTGTCGAGTACCCAGGTGACTCATCTGAACGACGGCCTCGGGGGCGCTGAGATACAGATAGTTATCCAGGATGCTTCAGATCGTGCTCTGGTGGCGCTGAACACCCACCAGATCGACTGCGATCCTGAGATGATCATAGGGCTCTTGGCCACTTGCGTCGGAGCCCTAATGGTCGATTTTCACGTCCCTAGGCGCCAGATCAAGGTGCTGCTGAATAGCTTGATCGATGACTGCCTGGTCTCAGAGGAAGCAAGAGAGCACTGAAGGTAGCTGAGCTACCCAGGCCAAGGAGGCCAAGCTGGCTTGTATCCAGCAGGGCAGGGTTCGATTCCCTGGGGTAGCTCCATAGGAGAGAGTAGTCTATGGCTAATGGGATTGACAGGATGTTCGAACCGCCAGATGACGAAGACACGGATAACGACCCACAGGCGATCACACCCGCAGACGTCGAGGCAGCTTCCGAAGAGCTAGTCAACTCTCTCCATGCCATTGGGATCCCTAAGAAGCTAGGCCCCATGCTACTGACCTACACCATGCTAGGAACTGCCGTGGCCAACTTCAAATACAACATGACTGGAGAGAACGTCCAAGCACGGTTCATGGCTCTGGTTCAAGAGATGTGGGATACTACAAAGGGGCGGCAATGAGCAATCGTGGGGGAATAGTGTAATGGTAAGCATCGGCGGCTTTCAATCGCCGGATGAGGGTTCAACTCCCTCTTCCCCTACCAAATACAGCACGCCCAGATGTAGCCATGAGCGCGTAGAATACTGCCTATACACGGCTGGCAAATGGTACCCGCTCTGTCTGAGCTGTGGAAGTACGTTCAAGTACCTGGCGATCCGTGGCCGCTCCCAGCGTGGTGCAACGGACAGCACAGCGTCCTCCGAAGGCGCAGGCGGAGGTTCGATCCCTCCCGCTGGGACCAAGCTCAGCGTCTTTACTTGTCCGCACTGTGAGTGTCAGCTCAATGTCTATGTAGCCCAGGCCGAGTAGGCTAATGAACAGACCGCCGGGCTACGAACCCGGCAGTCGGGGTTTGACTCCCCGCTCGGCCACCATACGTCCCACTCTTCCTGCCTACCAATCCGACTATTACTGGCCAGACAGGCGACTGGTGACCAGAGAAGCATTCCTGGTGATCCTTGAGCGAATGCAAGCTAGGGATTCATTGTTAGCAGCTGAAGGTGTTGACGGCAGCCTGAGCTGTTGGATAGAGTGCACAAACTAAATGCTCCCGTGGATGCCACAAGCCCTGATCGAATTCCCAATGACAGTTTGGGCAGAGCTTCAAGATGTTCTCCGCTGCATTGACTACACTCAGTGGAACATCATCTGCGAAGTCAGAGATAGGCTTGATGTGCGCTATCTCAACATGCACAGAGTAGCCACAACGTTGACAGCTGTCATCTACTCGTCTATGTTGCCTTCTAGCGGCCGAACGTACTGATGCGTGGATCCAAGATGGGTGCTTGCCTTTATTCCCCATAGCTGTGCGAACATTACCTATAGTTCTATGAAGCCAAGGACCAGGTGGTCTCTTGCACGCCGTACAAGTCTTGGCAGTTGATCCTGCTGCAGGTAAAAAGTCCTGTTTACATCTTCTACAAGTGCGTAGTTTCCTTGCCTTTTTTGGGGCTAGTCTGTTATTGACACGTGCCGCACACGAGTGTGAGCAGAATTTCGGATTATCCGTCAGACATTGACATGCGATACAGTTCACTTTATACCTCCGGGTATCGGCTCGATCTCCTAAGTCGAGTACCGTAAGTGGAAGAATGTGGGTTCGAATCCCATCCCGGAGACCATGATAACACAGATAGGATTCGAGTCCAGCCGGGAGTACCAATGGCGGGCTGAGGTAATGGACAGCCTTCGAAGCTTCTAACTTCGCCGTCCTGGTTCGAATCCAGGGCCCGTCACCATAGACCCGTAGCACAACGGTAGTGCTGGCACCTTATTAGTGCTAGATCTGGGTTCGAATCCTAGCGGGTCTACCATCTGAGGAGGCTCTTGATGACCTCGCGTTCTAGACGCTACACCAACTCCAAGAAGGCGCGTAAGGGCCGCAAATGGCATCCCAACTGCGGGGACCCACTGAACGAGCATAGTATTGGGCCAAAGGGAGCTACTCCACCCAAGAACATTAACGGATGGTAAGGTAGGTAATACTTATGGATGAGCAGGAGATAAAGACATTTCCGCAGCTGATCAAGCTGCTAAACGCTCGCCAGGTCCAGATCACGGAGCTTCTACGCGGCGCTATTCCAACCGACGCATTGACCATGGTAGCCCTGACCACCATTGGCATCTCCACTTTACTCGGTGGATATAACTGGTCGACCACGGCTGTTCAAGCCTTGCTAAAATCCATCGTAGAAAACATTCGGCAAGGCAACTATCGAGAAGTTGAGATGCGAGGAAATTGATGCCTAGCTGAGGAGGGGAAAGGGAGAGTAGGGATCCCGGAGGTCTGCTAAACCTCTGACGCCAGTGCTCCTGGCCGCGAGTGTTCGAGTCACTCCCCCTCCGCCATCTATTAATGAAGGCAGCTAAATGACCAGCAGCTGGCGTACCCTTGGGGGCATCAAGATCCCAGACATCGGGGAGTTTGTTAGGGTCGCTGCGCTCTCTGGCCAAGCCGTCCACGTTGGCACTGATTCTCTGCAAGTAGCTCGCTACACTCAGTTTGTGACTGTGGTAGCGGTTTTGACTCCTGGCAAAGGTGGACGTGCAGCTTATAGGCGAGAAATTACTCCGCGCATCACTAGCCTTCGAGAGCGTCTATTTAGGGAGGTCTGGCTCTCCGTTGCTCTAGGTATGGAGTTAGAGTCAGTTGTTCCTGGGGCTCTCTCTATCCACATCGACGCTAACCCGGTGGTGGCTCACAAGAGCAGCCTGTATATCCAGGAGCTGGTCGGCCTAGTGGTAAGCCAGGGTTTCAAAGTCTTGATCAAGCCAGACGCCTGGGCTGCCTCTCATTGTGCTGACCATCTAGTGCGGACCCAAGGCAAACTGATCAGCAGAAAAATTGGATGAGGGGGACTGATGGACCTGAAGGAAATGGAGGAAAGGACGGAGCGCAGCCTGGACCTGGCAGCTGACACGGTCCTTTTCTTTTGCCGTCGAGGAATCCTGCCAGATAACCCGGAGTTGTTGACCGCACTAGTAGCTGTACTCTATTTGGCTGCTACCAGGTCACAGGGCTATGAACGGATCGCTGAGGCTGTTAAGATGTCGGCTGGAGTAGAGAAAGAGTTAGCAGACTACATCTTTAACAAGCGCCCGGAAATCCAGGCTGAACTGCTGCTAATCGAGAGTAGAAATGGAGAACTGGTACACTAACTAATGGCACCTGCCGCTGAATGGCTGGCGACTGGTCTTGAAAACCAGGGTGGCCTGAGATGGCTAGGGGTTCGAGTCCTCCAGGTGCCGCCATTTACACTAAAGGAGGCCAATGCCGATTCTGACGCCAAGGGATCCAGCCTCGGGCACACGCTTGAATCTTGTCGTGTCCCGTGAAGACGCTGATAAGATTGGTCGTGGATTGAACTGGGAGGCAGATATCCTAGATTTGTCCTCTGGCTATCGCTACAGACTTACTGGCCTTTCCTGTGCTTTACCAGACTGCAACTGTGATTCAGTGGTAGTGTTTAGGATGGAGCCATTGAAGCAAAGACCTGATGCGGTGGCTGAACGGTGAAGCGCATGGCTGCAACCCATGTTACAGGGGTTCGACTCCCCTCCTCATCTCCACAGGGGGATAGGCTAATAGGCAAGCCAGCAGGCTTTGACCCTGCCGATGGCAGTTCGACTCTGCCTCTCCCTGCCAAGCTGGAGCACAATCATCCATTCGACTTCTGCCGGTACAGCACTTGTCCGAAGTGCCGAGAGTAGGCCAAGGCTGCCAGTCTCTCTTTGGCTCATCACAGCCTACTGTGCTTGCTTTCTCTGCGTAGGCCCAAACACGCGCCATGGCCTGACCAAGAGCGGTGCCAAGCCCAGAGCCAACTGGACTATCGCTTGTCCACCACAGCTACCCTTGGGCACTATCCTGTGGATCGGTGGCATTGGGGAGCGCATGTGTCAGGACCGGGGGCGCGCTATAAAAGGCAAGAGGCTAGATTTATACATGACTAGCCATAAGAGGGCTACTAAGTTTGGTAAGCAGCAGCGGGTGGTTAAGAAGATCAAGCGAGGGGGGTAGGTGGATGAGTCGTACCATACGAGGACACGTCTGGAAGATAAGCACCACGCTCAGCCAAGCCTATGAGGAGGGTCTCCGAGCTGGGATCGTGCTGGGCCTGCGGCGGGCGATAAGGGTAGCCCAACGCGAGGCATGCTGGCACGAGAAACACAAGACTGATGCTCAGCCACCAGCACCACCAGACTGGCGTTCAACCTGTTATCAACGAGCTTACATCGCACGCGAGATCGCAAGCGCTCTGCGCGACATTGCCAGTGAGGAGGCCAAGCGTGGCCGCTAAGACAATATACCAGCCGCGTGATTTAGCCGATCCGAGACTCACACTGGGGAATGTAGAGATTCCAGTAGTGGTGGCCATCAGATGTCCATACTGCCAAAAGATCCTAGGTGGGAACATTCATCTCGCCCAAGCATACGAATGCACAGTCATCAAATGTGTGGTGTACGATGACGGCCGCTAACCGCGTGTGGCTGGTAGAGATAAGGAAGCTGAGGTGGTAAGATGAGCGAGAGCGCACGGGAGGCCGCCGTGGTACTAGCGGGGTGGCTGGGCCTGATACCACATCCGGGGTTGCCAACGTGGATGGAACAACGGCTACAGTATATTGAGCAAGCCCTCATCGCCTATGCCAGGGATGCCGTAGCACAGAGGGACCGTGAGTGGTGGGAAACTCTGACGCCAGTCGATGCTGTCCCCGCTACGCCGGCCGCGGTCAAGCTCTGGCTGGCGGTGGTCCACGAGGGGGCGGTCAAGGTAGCTGTGAGTGAGGCGGTGCAGAAGATGCTGGCGGCGTGCCCGGAGTGCGGTGATATGGCCGACCCGACGCCAGGCGATCCAGGCGATCCATGGGGCCGAAGACTGATCGTTGGAGCGCGGAGGGAGTACGGCTGCACTCGCTGCGCCCCGTTCCGCGCGGCGGCTGAGGAGGTTGGGAAGTGACGTGCATGGTCTCCGGTTTCGTGCTTGGCTTTGTCTGCTATCACCTTCTCTCATCCTGGCGTGGCCTGTACAGGCAGTGCTGCTTTGACCACTACACCATGCATCCGAAAGAGGCCCGCCGATGACCGCCCAGCCCAAGCCAGCCGATTGGGCGGTGAAGCTGGCCGAGGAGTTGTATGTGGCAACGCAGGCCGCGCGGTACAGCTTCACTCAGGAACAGCTTGAGACACCGTTGTTTCACGCGGCCGCCCGGCTGATCGAGGAGACCTGCTACGAGCGGTGGGTCCTTGAGCGTGGCGGTCGCCTCGTGGCGGCCGAGGCCGAGATCGCTCGGTTGCGGGCGCAGCTTGCCGAAGCCAGGGCCACCAAGGACGTGCACAAGGAGCGCCAAGAGGAGTACCTGAAGCTGGCGCAGCAGGCTGAGGACAGGGCGAAGCGGGCAGAGACCGAACGAGACGATGCCCGCAACCTATCCGCCGAGGTAGCCCTCGGGATCACGCATTCGATGGATTGTCGGCCCGAGACTCTTTGCTGCCGGTGCAGGATGGAGACAGCCGAGGCCGAGGCCAAGAGCCTGCGGGGGCAGGTCGCCGAAGCGCAGGCACTCCACCTTCAGCACTGTGCCTACGGGTCACACCACTGCAAGGAGATCGGCGAGCCGAAGACCTTCTCGTTCAAGGAGCGTGCCGAGCAAGCCGCGGCCAAGCTTGCCGAGTGGCAGGGTTGGGCGCAGTACGGGCGAGTGGTGGTCAGGCTCGCGGAGGCAAACCGGCTGCTGGCGCGCGTCTATGAGCTAGCCGAAGACCATCGCTGCGAGCGCGGTCACTCGCCCCAGCTTTCACAGATGTCTTGTCTGATCGAGGCCCACCTCGCCGCCTGCCGGGGCGAAAAGGAGAAGCGGTGAAGGGCTACCACTGGTGGAATGGGGCGTGGGGCGGGCGAAACTGGTTCGTGGCGTGGAGGCCGCGGGGTATGCGTCGCCTTGGCGTTGAAATCGCCGACAGTTATGCCATGGACATTTTGCTGCGGATCGGCCTGTGGTGGTGGTTGCTGGAGTTCTGGGTATGAGTGGAGGAGAAGGCATGAGCTTTCTTACCAACATACTGGCCACAATTGGTGGAATCTTCTGCGTGTTCTTCTTAACCATCATCGCTATCAACACATGGGACAACTGGAAGTTCAGGCGCGGCAGGCCCGTGGGCCGCTGTGGGTGCTCCTGTACGGCATGCAGAAAGTGCGTGTGAAGCCAATAGGCCGGTGGACACAGGACGACTAGCTGGAAGGAGGGTGAGGATGACCTGTCACTGCGGGCACGCCCCCGAAGAGCACGGGCGGGACCCTAAGCTGCCCGGCTCGACGGCATGCCAGATCGCTGGCTGCGACTGCATCGCTTACGAGGCCGAGAACCAGGAGGAGGAGGATGACTAGATACCGGAAGAAGCCGCCGACTTTAGTCTACTTGGACGACCGCGCAATCCGATTCGAAGGAACTTTTCCAACAGCACAGGATATCCACAACGCACGGCCCTGGAACAAGCCACTTACCGCAGGCCCATCTTCTCCTCCTCCATCCTCACCAACTCCAGCGTAGCCCAGTACCCAGCCCCATCGACCAGATTATCCCTGCCTGGCCTATTACACTCTCTGCTAATCTTCACCCCTACCATACACAGAGCGACCTGGGCGGGAGTAACCTCCACGCCCAGGATCGCCGACCATATCTTGGCAGTGCGGCTGAAGTCGTCGAAGGGGTGCCCATAGGCTTCCTGCCTAGCTCCATAAACCGCCTGCTGTGCCTCTTCCAGGATCGTCACAAAGAGAAACCTAGATACCCTTGCACCAGCTCTGCTCGGTTGGCCACTGTAATCCCCTCGCCACCCGCATAGAGTAGTCCTATCAGGGCACGGTCCTCAGATCTTACAATCGCACTACCACTATCACCACCAGCCGAAAACTCTGCCCCACCATCTCCCCTGATAATCAGCTGCTTGGCAAAGCTGGCCACTGGTCCACCATAGTCAACCTGGATTTCTACGTCTACCTGCTCTACTATCCCCCGCTTAAGCTCAGTAGTCCTGCCACACTTCTCTACTGCATCTCCCAACTCTGCACTTGCCACCCGCAATGGCCTTCCGACCCCCCTCAGAATCGTCAGATCAGTGTCCTTAGCATCCACCACTAGGGCCAGCGCACAATCCACTTCATTCGGATTAGGCTGTACAATCCCGTAAGTCTTCTTCTTACCGCCAAACAGGCCACCTAACAGGTTGCTAATCATGTCCAAGCAGCCTGGAGGCAGATCCCCACCCGGACCGTCTCCAAAGTTGATAGTGACGAACTCACTTAAGGTAGCGATCCGGTCGACCAGTGTCCCTCCGTCATAAGTCCCAGGCTGCAACACTGCTGATCCAATCGATGCTTCATTGGTATTGGCCAAGACATGGTTATTGGACAGAATAGCTAGGGTGCCATTCTTGAACACCCAGACTCCTAGGGTCCCAGCGGTAATAGCCTCATTGCCACAACTTACCCCACCTGGTGCTGGCCGGAAGCGCTGTGTAATCTCAGCCGGCCCTACCGGGCCCTGCTTGGTCAGGATCTTAACCTTTCCCACTTCCTGAACGTCTGTAACTACCCCAAGAACACTCTTAGGTACCAGTTGCTTGCTGGCCAGTGCAAGCGAATGGATCTTCTCCCGCACGTTGTACACTACCGCGATCTCTGCAGTCTTCTCTCCACGCTTGTACTTGAAGCCCAAGCCAAGCCCTACCACGTTCTCTTGACCGCGGGCAGCCTGCTTCAAAGCTACTCTGTGCTTCTCTTCAACCCTCATTTGGTCTCCTAGGTTTGATCCAACAGCCAATGTGTCCAGTCATTGAGCGCGTGCACAAGCTCATGAGCAAAGATACGTAGCTTGCGGCTTCTGTCAAGGGTTTTCAGCAGATACAGCGTCTGCAAATCTACCCGCCACCCGCCATCTGCCTTCACCCCCAGAACCTTATCTAGCTCTGCCTGGCTCCCTTGCTTTACCTTTACTTGGTAGCCAAAGGGGAAGTGGACAACACTGGGAATCCTAGCCCGCATCTCCAACCCCCTCAGTAGATTAGCTCTAGCTTTCGTTTCAGTTCTACCTGCCCTTCTCGCCTAGCCTTCTTCCAGTTCTGCTTCTCCATGGTGATCCTAACCGTGACCCAGCCTAGGTCAGTTGGCCTTAGTGCCTTAAGCTCAGCGTAACCTGGTGTATGGGCTCGTTGCAAGCTCAATGGACCCTCTTCCACAAATCCCTTCAGAAAGGCCCCGGTGCGGACAAAAGCCTTGGTAGCTTCCAGCAACTTTGGCTCCCCACGCCTGGTTACTCCCAGCTTAGGGATCTTGAAGCCCCCACGCCTGTGTGTATGGCTCAGAGCGTAGATGTCAGCCTCGAAGGATAGCTCTGAGCGTTCTAGAGCGGCAATATCTGCTCCTGTAGTCCTGCCGCCTGTGCTCCCACCGTGATGAAGGCGTAGTATCGGCTCTTCCCCGCCGTGGCCTCGGCGATCAGGTCGGAGAGTGAGGCGAACCCGGCATGGCAGGCGGCGCGCTGGCGTTGCGTGAACCC